AGTCACCTGTGGCGCTCGCTACGGCGCGCCCGACGATGCTGGCGGCCTACGTGCTCATCACGTCGCTGGCGAACTTCAAGGTATGGTCGCGGTGGTTCCTGATCTTCCCGGCGTACAGTCTCGTGCAGGCTGTGGTGATGCCGGGCGTTGGGCTGATCGAGTTCGTGAGGACCGCCGTCAAGCACCGCAGCAGCGGGCGCTACCTGATCCGGTGGCGTCGTGAGCAATGGACACCGACCCCTGAGAGGACACCAGCATGAGCGTCAAGACCTGCCTGCCGTTGGCCTGCATCATCATCACCGTGATCTTCACCCCGACGATCACGAACACCACGCCGCAGCCGCCGAGCCCCCCCCCTGTCGTCGTTCACCATTCGACTCCGCATCATCGTCGTCACCACAAGCGCAAGCGCGTCTGCCGCCCGCGGCTGCACGGCCCGAAGCACCCGATCGTGTGCTTCTACCGGACTGTGTAAACTCGCCTGACACGTATGCCTGACGGGTCGGAGATAGAGACGGACGCGCCAGCCGAGGACCCGCTGCCTTGGCTGGCGCTGCGCGTGCGTGAACTGCCGAACGGCGAGAAGGTCGCCGAGGTCATGCACAACGACTTCGCGCTCGGCGTGCTGCCGTTGACGGGCTGGAAGTTGGAGGGCAGCCCGGAGCGCTTCGGCGTGCTGACCGTCGGCGTGCAGGTCGAGACGGCCGACATCTACGGCGGGACCTTCAAGAGCGTGCCCGCTGGCCGGCGTGCGCAACGAGAGCGAGGAGTTGACCCCGATGCCCGATGAAAGCCCGACGCGGCCGATCAAGCACATGCCGATCGCGGAGTTCCGCAGCGACGGCTACCTGCAAGAGCTGAACCGGCTGCTGCTGCACCCGCTCGGCCTCGCGCTCGAGGTCACGGTGATGGACGCCGAGACGGACGACGCGCGCCTGATCGAGCAGATAGCGCCGATCATCGCCGAGCAGCTTGTCCAGCTCAACCCGCCGGACGAGCTCGTGCGCGAGGCTGCGCGTGCGGTCGTGGCGAAGCTGTGGCCGCGTGGCAGCGAGCACATCAGCGGCGTGTGGGACTACCGCGACGACCCCGAGGGCATGGTCTACGGCGCGGGCGAAATCGACGTGAACAAGGCCGACCGGATCGCCGTGCTGCTCGCGCACAAGCTCGCTGAACGGCAGGGCCTTCTCGGGTTCGGTGTGCAGGGTCCGGCCGACGTGCCGCCTGACGAGCAGCCGCCGCCGGTGGAGCAGCCCGAGTCTTGATCGACGAGCCGGTGCTGATCGAGGCCGCCCGCGGCCACATCGAGAGCTTGGCGCAGGCCGAAGGCCCGGAGGCGATCGAGATTGCGCTGCGCGCTGCGCGCGTCGAGCCTGACGACTATCGCTCGTGCATCGCTGCGCTGTGGGAGACGCGCTCGGAGGGCGGCGCTGTGCCGGACTCGCCACGAGCTGCGTACTTCGGCGGCGCGATCGACGGGTTCCTGCTGGGCGTGAAGGCTGCGCGCGGCGAGCATGGTCCTGGCGGCGTGTTTGAGTCGCCCGAGTGGATGCGACAGAGCCCGAACTGATGCCTGCCGCCGGCGACTGGCAGCAGATCGAGCGCAGCGGCCGTGACCAGGCGAGGCTTTGCGCTCAGAACGCGCGCGAGGCAGCGGAGGCGGGCAGCGCTGTGGGCGCGCGCGAGTGGGCCGAAGCCGCCGGCGCCGCCGTGATCTACGCCGCCGACGCGCAACGAGCTCGGCTCGACGACGAAGAGTTCGAGCGCGAGCGCGTGCGCGCATGAGCGCCGACAGCGACAAGTGGTTCGAGGTCAGAGCCACGGTCAAGGTCAAGCACACCGACGCGCACGCTGCTGAAATGCACGTCGTTGGGCTGCTCAGCTCGAAGCCCCGCCTGTTCCCTGTCGGCGTCCTGCACGCCGAGCCATGCGAGGACCCAACGGTCAGGCCCTCGGAGCGATGACGAACGTGGACTTCAGCCCGAAGCCGTACCGCGTCGAGCGGCGCCTACACATCGGGCAGCCGTGGTGCTTGATGGGAGAAGCCGACAGCCACGACGAGGCGCTGCGCATGATGCGCGAGAACGTCGAAGAGTGGGAAGGCTTCTCGCGCGTCGTGGTGCAGCATGTGATCGAGCGGTTCGACGCTGGGCAGCTCCCGCGCTCCAAGCGCCGGCACGGCCGCGTCCACGCGCGAGCGTAGGCTTGCGCAGATGGAGGCAGCCGAGGCCCTGCTGATCGTGGCGTCGGTGGCGCGCCGCTCGTGGAACGGCAAGCTGAGCGAGCACGCGACCGCCGATGAGGTCGCCATCGACGTGAACAAGATGATCGGCACGACCACGAACGCGCAGGGCATGGGTCGCAAGCTCCGTGTGCTCGAGCAGGCGGGCCTCGTCGAGCGGCGTCAGGAAGATTGGGGCGCGATGTGGCGTTGTTCTCCCAAAGTGCGGGATGTGGTCAAGCAGCTTGTCGCAGACTGAGCTACACATTTTCACCCTGTCATGTAGGTTGACGGGCTACCAGCGAGCGAGTGAAAGGGACGGATGAGCATGGGAGTGACACGGCGCACGAGGAACCCCTACGAGCAGCGCGTGAACGGCGGCGGCGACATGATGGCGATGTCGCCCGGCACCGACGAGGACGCAGAGCGCACGATCATGGGGCGCGTGCGTAGGCCGCCGCGCCCGACGCACGGCCGCACGATGGACTTGGACACGCAGGAGGGCGTCGGCCTGCACAGCAGCCACATCGACGCGATGATGCGCGGCGAGTTCCGCGCGGGTCGTGGTCGCGGGCACAGCGAGGGCTTCGAGGAAGCGGCGCAGGAGTGGCCCGTCGCCTACGACAACGGCTGGACGACTGGCGCCGGCGAGGGCGAAGAGTTCATCCTTGGCGAGCTCGGCGCCCCGCTGCAAGCGCTGATCGCTGACGTGGCCGCGGTGCGCGGCGGCTTCAAGAAGGCTGGCGACAAGAAGGTCACGAAGGCGATGCTGCACGAGGAGCTGACGATCATCGCGCAGCGCCTCGACACGATGTTCAAGCAGCACGTCGAGCTGCACGACAACCTGACGGGCGCGTGAGCGACGAGGACCGCATCGTCCGGGCTGTGATCGCGCGCTCGACGCCTGAGCAGCGGATCAGCCCGGATGCGCAGATCAACGGCGTGGGCGAGCGCGTGAAGCTCGTCCCGGCCGCGGGCCCTGCCGTCGAGATTGGCACGATGATCGCTGCGAGCGTGGAGGAAGGCGACGTGATCGTGACGGTGCAGCTCGACGACAGCGAGGTCGGACGGCGCGTGTTCAAGGACATGCAGGGCGATGTGCTCGACCTGGCGTTCAGCTCGACCTCGACGGCGGTCCACGACGACGGGCACACTGAGCGGATCGCCGTCACCGACCTGAAGCCGAGCGCGTCGTGAAGGACTTGCGCCCCATCCCCGTGAAGCGCCCGAGGTCGGTCATGCCGCTGATGAGCCGCCAGCAGCAGGACCGCGAACAGTTCAGCGCGCAGATCGAAGCGATGAAGCGCGCGCTCGAAGGGATGCAGCGCGCCGTGTCGATCGCGGGCCGCTCGCTGACAAAGACCTTCACCACCTGGCGCGAGAGCTTGGAGCGCGCGGGGATCGACGTGGACAAGCTGACGGGCGTGCGCTACGAGAAGCCCGTCATCATCGACGACCCGCTGCCGCGCTGCCGCTGCACGTTCGAGCCGATCATCTTCAAGGTGCCAGTCGTGCCCACGATGTCGATTGCCACGCAGGAGCGGATCGCGGCGCTCAGCTCGCGCGTGCTCGCCGAGCTCGGACCAGGACCCGGCCGCGATGGGTAGCCGCATGGTCGGCCACGTCGTCGTGCGCTGCGTCCAGTGTCAGGCCGAGAAGTCGATCGGGCCTGGCGAGGTTCCCGCCGGCGACATCCCCATGTGCTCGAAGTGCATGGCGCCGATGATCGCGGTCGAGGCGGTCGCGCAGGAGGTCAGAGACGATGGCGTTTAGCGTCGCTCCGACTGAGGCCGCGATGGAGGCGGCGCTGCCGGCCGTCCGCGCGGCGTTCGAGGCTGAGGGCATCGACCTGAAGCTCTGCACCATCACCGTCGTCTACGAGGCGCACGACTCGAATTGGGCGGCGAGCAGCGCGCCACCGGAGCCGGATGCTGATGCTGACCACCGCTCGATGCTGGCGAACAGCCTGAAGATTGCGGCCGATGAAGTGCCTGTGTAAACTCACCTGACAATGGAGGGATCGACCGTGAAGCTGAGCGAGTACGACGCGCTGCCGTGGCAGGACGTGGAGTCGAGCAACCTGCGGCGTGTCGCGTGGGTGCAGGAGGGCACGGAAGCGGAGCTGGGGACGCTGTGGGTCGAGTTCAAGACCGGGCGTGCGTACCGCTACGCCAACGTGGAGAAGGCCACGCTCGACAAGCTGCTCGCGGCTGAGTCGATCGGCCGCTTCTTCAGCATCGTCATCAAGGGCGCGCCCGATCGCTATGCCTGCGAGCGCGTCGAGCCCGAGGACGACTGAGTGGGCCGTCTGACTCGACCGCTCGGCGGCTGGCGCCCGCACGGCCGTCTCTCGCCGCGCCGGCCGCAGGGCGTCGCCGTGTCGCTCTCGCCCGAGAAGATCGTCGTGCTGTTCGCGTCGTCCGAGCGCGAAGGCCGCTCCGAGGACAGGTCGCTCGGCCTCGTGCTTGCCAACCCTGACGAGTCGATCTGCGTGGAGGTCGAGATTCCCGACCTCGACGAGCTGATAAGCAACTTGGAAGAGGGGCGTGCATGGATCGCCGAGGGAGGCTGACGTGCTGAAGCTCGTGGGCGCGCGCTGCCCGATGTGCGGCGGCGCGTTGGAGGTCCAGCCTGCCTTCGACGACGACACGTCCGTCGATCACGGCGAGCTGAGCTGCTTGCGCGTGGACTGCAAGCGCCCGCGCGCCGCCGGCGAACTGCTCGCCGATCCCGAGATAGAGCACATCGTCGTCTTCGACGAGCAGGGTTTCACCATCCAGCACCCGCTACGCGAGCGGTTGGACGGCGACCTGTTCACCTGTGGCCTGCACGCGCACCTGCGCACGCTCGACGGGCCTCCTGACCCGATCGGCCGCTACCGCGCGACGGAGAGCTATGGCCACTGGACGTTGGAGCACCTGCCATGAGCGCGCCGGCGCGCGAGCTGCGCCAGTACATCGCGCACTACCACGACCCGGAGACGGGCACGCGCGGGCGCTTTCAGGTGCGGGCGCTGACGCGCGAGAACGCCGACATGCAGGCGCGCGATGGCTTCTTCGGTCTGCTGGCGCCGCCGTCTGACGAGCGCCGCGCGCAGCTCGAGGTCGAGCTGACCGACTGCGGAGTCGTGCGCGATGGATGATCTGGCACCCGCGCGCGTCCCGGTGACGATCGACACAGCGCCCGCGCACGAGTGCGAGCACACCGATCTTGAGTGGGGACGCATCCACAGTCGGCCCACGCTGCTGTGCTCGGCCTGCGGCGGCGCGTGGAGCGTGCAGATGCGCCATGCGCGCGCTGCGCTGCGCTGGACCGCGCGCGATGTACGGTTGAACCGTATGGCCGAGCTGCTGTGCCTGCTCGGCGCCGGCGTCGCCGTCGGTGGGACTGAGACGCAGCTTGCCTCGGGCCTGACGGGCGTCGGGCTGATTGCCGTCGGCGTGCTGCTCGGCATGTTCTTCGGGCCGCTGCGCACGCGCCCGCGCCGGCCGCGGATCGGAGGCGATCGTGGCTGACGAGGAGCTGATCGACTTGGACGACATCGAGCGCACGCCGTACCACCTGCGCGACAACGCGCCGCCGCTCGCGGTCTGCGACGGCTGTGGCCGCAAGACGTGGAGCGTGGACGAGATAGGCCGCAAGTGCAGGATGGCGCAGCCGCCGCCGCTGCCGCTCTGCGCTGGGAAGTTCGTCAGCCGCGTGATGCCCGATCCCAACGGCCCGCACGCTCGCATCCTCGTCGTCAACAAGGAGGACGTGTCGTTCTTCTTGCCGGTGCCGTGCGGGCACCCGCAGGACCCGGTGGCGCGGTGGGTCGAGTACGACTGGCTGGGCGATCACTACACGTACCCGCTGTGTCATTGCGGGCGCATCTTGATCGAGGCGATGGGGCACGCGATCGACGGTGCGCCTGGCCCGGTCGTGAGCTGCGACAACTGCGGCTGTGGTGTCGCCGTGCCGCCGAAGCCATGACGATCGAGCTCAGTCCCGAGCAGTACGCGCAGATGCTCGCCGGCGAACGGTGTGGCTGTGGGCATCACGTCCGCTCGCACCTGCCGGCGCCCTACGAATCGCCCGACGACGTGAAGACGGGCGCGTGCAAGGTGAAGAAGTGCGACTGCAAGGGCCTCATCGACCTGACCGACCAGGCGCCCGACGATGCCTGATAAGCCGTGCCGTGAGTGGATCATGGAACCGCCGACGCCGGGCGTGCAATGCGAGCTGAGCGAGGGACACGCCGGCGACCACCGCGCGGTGCCCGAGGGGATGCTGCTGCCGGTCGTCTGGAACGAAGACGACGAGCGGCTGAGGTTCGTCGGTGCCTGATCGGCGATCCTTCGACTGCTCTGGCTCGATCGAGCAGACCCACCGCGAAGGCGCGAACGGCGCGAAGCTGCTGATCGAGCTGCACGGCGAACCGCCTGTCGAGGTCGGCGACGAGCTCGTGGTGAACGACCCGCACGGCTGGCGCGCCTATGGTCAGACCATAATCGCCGGGCCTGTGCAGACCGGCGACGAGCAGTCGATCATCATGTCGCTGGAAATCGCCGAGCATGTCTCGCTCGCTACGGCTGACGAGCTGCGCGTTGGCACGCAACCCGCTCAAGGGTAGGACCGAGCTGTGGGAGGTCACTGTCAGGGCGCACCACATCCCGCCGCGCTACGACGTGCCCGAGAAGACGGTCAGGATGGGCGGCAGCGAAGTGTTCGCCAAGAAGACGGTCCTGTCGAACGCGCAGAGCGACGCGGGCGTGCCGCCTTGGAAGCCCTACCGCCGATTGGGCTGGCCGCATGTCTCCGCGCGGCGCGTCGAGCTGGACACGTAGCCGGGCGGTCTGTCAACATGGGTGACAGATGAGGAAGCGCGGGCACAGGTGGAAGACGAAGGTCACGGAGCCTCGCAGCGGCGTCTCGCAGGAGTTCACCGTCGAGGCCACCAACTTCGAGAAGGCGACGGCCGCAGCTCGTGAGCTCTACATGGAGGGCGTGGACTTCACCGTCGGCGGGGAGCCTGCCGTGGCGATGCTGAACAGGCTCGTGGTGGAGGTCACGGACCTTGGCCCGATCGTGCCTGACGATCCGCTGCCCGCGCGCCACGACCCGATGCGCCCGCGGCCAACGTCGTGAAGGGCGCTGGCCGCGTCATCTTGCGCGCGAGCGCTGACGGCGTGACGCCGGCGCCGCTCTCTGGCGAGGTCGAGCTGACGACGTATGGTTGGGTGCATGTGATCGGTCCCGCGCACGAGCGCGTCGAGGGTCAGCCCGAGCCGATGACGACGAGCTTGCAGGCTGTGTCGCTGCCGATGGCGCAGGTCTACCGCATCGAGTGGCGCGAGCTGAAGATGTACCTGTGACCAACGAACGGAGGACGACATGAGCGCTGTAGCTTCGGAGCATCCATTGGTGGACGGCGAGGCCGAGGCCCTTGGCGAGAACCCGCAGCAGGCGCGCGTGCTGCTCGGCGGCCGGTGGTTCGACATCCAGTACCCCGAGGATGTGCCGTCGCTCTCGGCGCGCGTGTACGCCGCGCTCGGCGGCAACGACGACCCGCCGATCATGCTGCCGGTGCTGTGGGGATGGGGCACGGGTGCCCGCGCGGGGATGCTGACGCTCCGCGCGGTGGAAGGCGTCGTGGACAACGACGTGATCGACGGGGAAGCCCGTCACTGATTCGCGTGCAACGTGCGGCATAGTCCCACGTCAAGCGTCCTGACAAGCAGCTACGATCGGAGCGACAATGGACCCATTGGACGAGACAGTAATTCTCGTGGAGGAGCTGCAAGAGGGCGAGCCCGAGTGGCTACGCCAGATCAAGCGGTCCCTGAACCATCTACACAGGAGGTTGCACAGCATGGCAGTTGACTTGTCAGGGCTTCAGGCCGCGGTCGCGGAGCTCACCACGGAGGACGCGGCGTTGGAGACGGCCGTCACCGGCGCAGCGAACGAGCTGGGCGCTCTGGCGTTGCAGGTCGCTTCGCTCGAGGCGCAGGTCGCGGCTGGCGGCACGGCCACGATCACGCAGGCGGAAGTGGACGCGCTGAAGTCCGGCGTCGAAGGCGTCGGCACGCACCTGGCGACGGCCACCACGTCGCTGACGACCGCCGAGACGGCGGCCGAGGGCACGCCGCCCGCCAGCACCGAAGCCGGTGGCTCCGCCGCCGTGCCCGCTGCCGAGCAGTCGGCACCCGCAGCGGACCCCGCCGCCGGCGAGGCCAGCGCGCCCGCCAGCGACCCCGCCGCGCCGGCCGCCGGCTCGCCTCCCGGCCCGGACCCGTCGGCTCAGCCCGGCTCGGGCAGCGCGCAGGACTGGCCCGCTGGCGACACGCAGTCGGCTCCCGCCGATGGCGCGCCGACGGAGCAGGCCGGTCAGCCCGCAGCGGACCCCGCCGCCGGCGAGGCTCCCGCGTCGCAGGAACCGGGCACCGGAGGCACGCCGGCGTCCTGACGCCGACACTCCTGCCGGACATAGCTGCACCGCGAAGGGCGCTCTCACCGGGCGCCCTTCGCGTTTCTGGCCTTCCATCCGACCGGCGTCTCTGTCAAACTGCCTGACAACTTCGACGCGGGTTGGTGAGCTATGGCGAGCATTGAGCTGGACGACGTGAAGCGGCTGCGAGTGAGTGAGGGCGACGTGCTCGTGCTCAGCGTGCCCGAGAACGCGCCCATGCACGTCATCGAGGGCATCGCTGGCACCGTGCGCGAGACGTTCCCCGAGACGCCGTGCATGATCCTGGCGTCGCCGTCGTTCGACCTCGGCGTGGCTGAGGGCGCGGTCGAGAGCTACCGCGCCGAGCTCGACGCTGCGTTCGACCGGATCGTCGAGGGCAACCTTGCCGATCGTGTCGCGGAGGCGGTCACGGCTGCCCTGACGAGCTATGGCCGGATCGACCCGGCCGCAGCGAAGGCGGCTCACGCTGCCGCGAAGGGGGCGTTCCTCAGTGAGTAGCGCTGTGATCGACCGCCCGGATTCCGAGCTGGCTTCGCTCGCGCTCGCGCGCGTCGTCGAGGCGTGGGGCGACCCTGCCGACTTCACGTTCAGCGCCGCGTCGTATGACGGAGCGATCGAGGTCAAGGTCGTGCGCAAGGCGAGCGGTGGCCCGGTCGTGGTGGACATCCCCATGAACCCGACGGCGCTGGACCCGAGCCTGTCGCCGCCTGAGCTGCTGACCGACGAAATCCGCCGGCGCCGCGCTCGCGCGGACCTCGAGCTGGCCGAGCTGCGCGCGGCGGCATGAGCTTGGGAACGATCCTGCTGTGGACGTTGATCGTGATGTACGGCGTGCCTGCCGGCATCGCTGCGTGGCAGTACCCGGACGTGGCGTGGATGCTCGTCGGCCCGATCTGTTGGTGGACGTTCTTGCTCGTCGTCGTGGTGTGCGTCTGCCTGTGGCTGCGCGCGGCCGAAGAAGCGGCTGAGCGCAGCTCGTGAGCGAACAGCTCTGTCTCGAAATCCTGCGGGTGCTTGAGGGCCTGAAGATCAACGCGGCGATGGGCGTCACGACGCAGGAGGTTGGCCCGAGCGAGTGGTCGATCATCGTGCCGCCGGCCGACGTGCTGAACCTGACCGCGATCGTGGAGGGCGTGCGCGACCTCGGCGTGACGGTCCACCTGCACGCGGGCACGCTGCTGTTCGTGCCCCCCCCCGACGATCTACCGGAGGGCGTAGAAGAGGTCGATGGCGGCGAGGCGTGGGCCGATGGCGTGGCCTGCCGGTCACGGACGGGCAAGCCGTGTCCGACGATGCCGTGCGAGCTGTGCGGCAACGGCGATTCGTTCCTCGATGCCAGCAGCTTCGAGTTCGGTGTGACGCGCGATGTGAGCGGTCAGGGCCCGCGGCGCTCGATCTGGACGCCTGAGTGAAGCCGCGCCGCACGCACGAGTCGCAGAACGTCCTACGCCTGCCGGGCGGCAACGAGGACAACGACCTGTGGTTCGCGGTGAAGGAAGCGGAGGGCGGGCAGCCTGTGATCTGCTCGACATGGGAGCCGAGCGACGAGGAGCGCGCGGCGATAGCCGCCGGCGAGAACGTCGAGCTGATCGTGTGGGGCGGCTCGCACCCGCCGGTGTCAATCAGGACGACGGACGTGCAGCTCGGCAAGCCGCCCACGACGGGCTGAGCGTACACGCCGGACAAGTCGCAAGGCCCTGTGTCGGCGCGGTGAAAATGGCCGCTCGACACCCTACGATGCAGGCGTGCGCGCGCGGAGCTGGCAGGGCTGATGAGGGGACTTGTCCGACTTTCGACGGGCGATAACCCGAAGGCCGGCATCGGTGCTCTGACGAACGAGGAACTGTCCAAGCAGGTGACGCCTTACCAGGGCGCGCCTTACTCGCAGATCGGATGGTCGAACCCGAGCGGCCTGTTCGGCTCGATGTATAACCGGCTGCAACGGTCGCTGCGCGCCGAGCAGACCTACGGCGGGCAGGGCAACAGCGTGACGTGGGTGTACGCCTGCACGAAGCTGATAGCCAACAGCCTGAGCCGCTACCCGCATCAGTTCGTCAACAGCCTGACCGACGAGCCGATCGACGAGAAGAAGGTCCCGGCGGACCTGCTGCAAGTGGTCAGGTTCCCGAACGAGTCGCAGACCTACGCGCGCATGGCGCGGGCGATGCAGACCGACCTTGAGCTCGTCGGCAATAGCTATTGGTACGAGGACGGGATGAACCTGCTCGGCCAGCCGCAGCGGCTCTACCGCTTGCAGCCCGAGCGCGTGCGGATCGTGACCGACAACAGCGGCGTGAAGAAGGGCTACGTGTACGAGATTCAGGGCAAGCGAATCCCCTACACGCTCGACGAAATAATCCACTTCCGAACTGACAACCCGCTCGACCCGATCTACGGGATGGGGACCGTTGAGGCGCTGATCCGAGAGATGGATTTGGAGATTGGCGTGCAGGACCATGTGATCGGCTTCTTCCAGAACGGCGCGCGGATCGGCGGCGTGCTCACGATCGACTCGAACATGCCGGACCACGTTTTCGAGCGGCTGCAAGATCAGTTCAACAGCGAGTACGGCGGCGCGGCCAACGCCTTCAAGGTGCTGCTCGCGGAGAAGGCGATGGACTACAAGCCGATCACACAGGCGCCCGCCGCCGCCGGCGTCGTGGAGCTGGCCGGGCTGAGCAAGGACCGCATCCTCAAGGGCTTCGGCGTGCCTGACCCGCTGCTGGGCGGCACGATGGAAAACGCGAACTACAAGATGGAAGAGGCGCAATTCACGTTCGCGGACAAGACGATGGACCCCCGCGTCAAGGACTTCGAGCAGATGATGACGCTCGAACTGACCTCGCGGTGGGGCGACATCGCGTTCGACGTGGACGTGGCCTACGCCGAGCCTCACAGCGTCAAGATCGAACGGGCTGCCAAGAGCGCCGGCACCGGCACGACGATCAATCAGATGCTCGACATGCAGGGCCTACCGGAAGTTGACGAGGAGTGGGCGAACGAGCCGCTGATCTTGAACAAGGTCATCTTCGCCCGCAAGCTGTGGGAGGCGAAAACCGTGCAGCTCGGGCCGGACACCACGCTCGAAGACCCCGAAGGCGAGGAAGACGACGAGGACGACACGATCACCACGATTGGCAGCGGCGACGACGAGGAAGGCAGCGAGGGCAACGAGGACGAACCGGGCGACGAGGATCAGCCCCGCGGTGCGAGCGACGACGAGCCGCCGAACGGCGCGCCGAGCGAGCCCGCCGGCGAAGAAACGGGCGGCAAGAAGTCGGCCGAGCTCGTGATGCGCGAGACGATCGCGGAGCTGCTTGGCTCGCCCGATGCCGACAAGGCCGCCGCGCTGCCCGAGGTTTGGCAGCCCTACGTCAAGGCGGCGCAGGAGGAGCGCGTGAACGCCGAGGTCGCGCAGCTCCGCCGCATCGTGGGCGAGCTCCCGCCGCCACCTGGCGCGACGCTGCCGCCCGTGAAGCTCGCGGCCGGCGTCATGTCCGTGCTGAAGGCCAGCGACGACGCGGTGATGAAGGGCGTTGTGGGTGCTGGCTCTGGCCCGATGGAGAACCTGACGATGCCCGCGGCCAGCAGCTTGCCGCCGAACGTCGAGCACCGTCATGTGCAGCAGCTTTTCGACGCTCACCCCGCGACGATCCAGAAGGGCGTTGACCTCCTGAAGCCGCTGTTCAAGGCGTACCTCGACGGGCAGCAGGCGCGCATCCTCGCGCGGCTCGGCGCTTACGGGCCGACGAAGACCGCGCACGGCACACCGACCGGGCTGCTCAGCCGGAAGGACATCAGCGACGAATCGCTGTTCCCCACCGAACAAGAGGATCAGCTTCTCCACGACCTGTACCTGCCCGCGATCGACACGTTCGGCCAGCAGGCGATCAGCGTGCCCGCCGGCATCGTCGGGACCGACTCGAAGTGGGAAGAGGCGAACCCCTACGTGCAGCGCCAGCGCCAGCAGATCGCGGCGAAGGTGACGCGCATCAACGACACCACGCGCTCGGCGCTCGGCGAAATCCTGAGCGTGGCCGCTGAACGTGGCTACAGCGTGCGGCAGATCGCGCAGGGAGTCCCGAAGGAGAACTTCCCCGGTGTGCAGGGCGTCTTCGGCGCGAGCGATGCTCGAGCTGAGACGATCGCGCGGACAGAGAGCGCTTTCATCTTCAACGGCGCCACCACGGCGGCGTACCGCGAAGCCGGGCTGAGTCAGGTCTACGTGCTCGACGGTGAGACGGACGAGGAGTGTGCAGCGGCCAACGGCTCGACGTGGAGCATGGAGCAGGCCGAACTAGAACCCGTGGCGCACCCCAACTGTGTGAGGTCGTTCGCGCCGGTCACGAGCGACGGCAGCATGGGTGAAGCCGTCGAAGGTGGCGGGTAAGAGCATGGACATGGGTGTGTCCTATGGCGGTCGTTGATCGTGACCGCGCGCGGTGGAACGACGACCGGCTCGACGACTTGCAGCGTCAGGTCGAGCGCATGATCCCTGTCGTCGATCAGGTCGGCGTGCTCGGCGAGCGCATGGAGTCGCTGAGCGGTGATCTGGCTACCCACGGCCGCAGCGTCGAGGGGCTGCGCAAGGACATCGCCAAGGCCGTCGGCAAGCCCATCGAAGAAGCGCAGGCGCGCGCCGCCGCGATCAAGGTGGGCATCATCAGCGCTGTGACGGGCGGCATCGTGACGGCGATCGTGACGGCCATCGTGACGGGCGGCCACTGATGAAGCACGCTCGCCTGTTCGCTGCTGTGCTCGGCCTGATGGCGGGCGTCGGCGCGGTCGTGATCGTCGTGCTGATCCTGACCGTGATCCGCACCGAAGGGCTGGCCGAATCGAACAAGACGCGGCTCAGCGAACAGGCGTCGGGTGTGAAGGTCGGCCTCGACATCCTGTGCAAGCTGAAGAAGTACGACCTGACGACCGGGCTGCCGGCGCTGAAGGCGCGCAGGGAAGCCGGCGCTGAACACGACCCGCAGCGCGCGGTGATCCTCGAACGTGCCCTTCTGCTCGTGCTCAGCATCCCGTCGAGCGAAACGTGCCTGGCGATCCCCGAGCCCACGATCCCGAAGGCTGACCGTGGACCGTCGCCGAAGACGCTGCTGCATCAGCTCGAACACGGCGGCCAGTCTGAGCCGCCGAACGCCACGCCGCGCATCGAACGCGAAGCGACGCCGCCGACGGCAGGGCATCGTGGCGCGCGAGGCCCGGCAGGCAGCCGAGGCCCTGCGGGAAAAACCGCACCGTCCACGACGACGACGCCGGCCACGACCGTCACCACTACGACGCCGGCGAGCATCACGCCAGCCGCGCCGCCACCGGCGACCACGAGCTCGGCGCCCCCGCTCGTGGAACCGCCGACCGTGACCAGCACCACGCCGACGACGACGACGCCAGCGCCGCCAGCGGAACCCCCGAAGAAACACGGCCCGCTCGGCGTCTGCATAGAAGCGCTCGGACTGGAAGTGCTGTGCTGAGCGCCATCCGTCGCGCCGAGGGTGTAAGGTCGCGGCCGTGACTGTCGTCGATACAGCGTGGGACGGCTCGGCCAGCCGTTACACCGACGCAGAGTGGGAGGCAGCGTGCGCCCTCGATCGTAAGAATTGCTCGACCGAGTGGGAGGACAAGCCGCCGAAGGAGCGCTGCTCGCTGCCGTTCAAGGAACCGAACGGCGACATCAACAGCAAAGGCGTCGCCGCCGCGGCCGGGCGCCTGTCGAGCGTGACGGATGCCTGCGACACCGCGATCAACGCGGCGAAGGGCAAGCTCCGCTCGGCCTACCACGACATCGGGACCGACCCGCCGGACAGCGTGAAGACGGCGCCGGTGCCGGACGGCAAGCGCACGGAACGCAAGGAGTTCCGCGTCGATGTGCCGTTCACAAAGCAGCTCAGCCCGAGCAAGGGCGACCTCGTAATCAGCGGCTATGCCTCGACGTGGGGCATCGACCGCGACGGGGAGTGCATCCATCCCGAAGCCTTCGACGGGTCGCTCGAAGCGTACCTGAAGAACAACCCGATCATGCTGTGGCAGCACGATCAGGACTGCCCGTTCGGCAGCGTCACGAAGGCGGAGACGGACGACACCGGCCTCTACATCGAAGCGGTCATCCCGAAGCCCGCTGAAAACGAGCCGGCGTGGCTGCACCTGGCGTACAACAAGATGGCGCAGGGCATCGTCCGCACGTTCTCGATCGGCGGCTACATGACGCTGATGTGGGACTCGGACCTTGAGTCGCCCGTCATCGTCAAGGTCGAACTGTGCGAGATAAGCGTCGTGTCGATCCCCGCGAACGAGACGAGCATCTTCACCGTGGCCGTGAAGGCGATCAAGGGCCTCGACGTGGTGAAGGCCCACCTGACGCCTTCGGTCATCGAGCAGATGGAGCAGGTGACGGGGATCGCCGAGCTGAGCGACCCCGAGCTCGTCGGGATGAAGAAGCCCGACCTCGAGGAGCGCTACCGGATGCTGGCCGCCGTCTACAAGGCCGCTGGCGCGGAAGCCCCGGACTTCGACGAGTTCGAGCGCGCGAAGGCTGTGCAGTCGCCGCTCGCGCGCTTGGAGGCCGTGACCACGGCCATGAGCAAGGCCAAGGGCGCGCAGGTCGTGATGAAGGCCGGACGGGTCCTCTCGAAGTCGAACGAGAAGACGATCCGCGACGCGATGGAGCAGGTGGCGCAGGCGCAGGCGACGTTGAAGTCGATCCTCGACCAGCTCCCCGATGCGCCCGCGAGCGCCGGCGATGGCGAGAGCCACAGCACGATCATCGAGCAGGCAGCGCTCCCGCCCGCCACCGCGACCGCTCCGATAGGCTGAGGTCATGCCTGAAGCTCCCACCGTTCTCCCGCTCATCGGCTCGGCGCAGATCGCCGTCACGAACGCTGCCACGGAGCTCGTCGTCGAAGACGGCCCGATGGGCGGCAGCCGCGCGGTGCTCCGCAACACGGGGTCCAAGAACGTCTACATCGGCAACGGGTCCGTGACGAGCTCGACGGGGTTCCTGCTGAAGCCCGAAGACCCGCCGCTGACGATCGTCGTGTCACCGCGGGCCCGTCTGTTCGCCATCACTGGCGGCACCGACACATCCACCGTTGACATCCTGCGAACCTGAAGGAGCCATCGCCATGCGCTACCTGCTGAGCCTCATCATCCCCGTGCCCATGACCTCGACGCACGGCCAGAGCGTGAAGGAGTCCGACATCGCCGCCGGCGGTCACGGCAACCACTTCCGCTCAGACGACCACACGGACATCGTGCGCGGCAAGTGGTGGCAATGGCGCGGGCGCACGTTCGCGCACCGCACAGTCCACGTCTGCGTCTCCTAGCGGGCTGTGCAGGGCCGTCGGCTACCCGACGGCAAGCTCTCAGATCACTTCGGCGCGTTCGAGCCGGGCGACTACATGCTCGCCGCCGGCGGGAAGGCGCTGTGGGTCGCGCTGCCGACCGGCGTGTTCGGGCGCCTCGATGAGCGCTGGACGTTCGTGGAGGAGTGGGACGGCAGCCTGACCGTCAGCCCGTCGATCCACGACACATCGCCGGGCGGCTACCACGGCTACCTCACACGCGGGCGCTGGACGAGCGTGTGAGGCGCCGTGGAGCAGGTGGCTAGAGCGCCACCACGTTGACGGCCTTCGGACCCTTCGCGCCCTGCTCCGAGTCGAAGCTGACGGCCGCGCCCTCGTTCAGCGTGCGGTGGCCCTCGGCGTTGATGCCGCTGTGGTGGACGAACAAGTCCTTCCCGCCGTCGTCGGGCGTGATGAACCCAAAGCCCTTCTCGTCGCTGAACCACTTGACCTTGCCCGTGGGCATGACTTCCTCCATTCTGTGCGGCGCGCGGAGGATGCCCTTCGAGCTTCGACCTGCGGCTGCACTTCGAGGCGAGCACGGCGCCCGCCGCTTGACGCGCGCAAGCTAACAGCCGCCCCGGTCGCCGCCGGCGATGTTTCACGTTTTACGCGACGGTGAAACGACTCGTCGGTTCCGTCCGGGCCGGTGGTAATCTGCGACGCACAAGAAGCGACTCGGCCTGAGCTACTGCGCGCGGCCACCGTACTGCGCACGGCAAGCTCCCATTGAGGTCATCCAGGGGTCGGCTGTTCACCCATGCCGATAACTGGAGGACTCAATGAAGCGCCGACCGATGACGTACTCGGAGCACATTCGGCTCCACGGCGGCCTCCCGACGATGGGCGAGGACGCCACGGCGGTCCTCGAGCAGATCAGGGACCAGCTCGCCAAGTCGGGGACGACCCCCGAGGCAGTCGCTCAGATGAGCGCCGACGCCGCCGCAGCAGCGGCAGCCGTCGGGCAGGCCGCCGCGCCGGGCGCCACCGACCCCGCCGTCGCAGCCGCCGAGGCGGCGAAGTCCGCGCCGGCGATCCCCGAGAACGAGACACCGGAGCAGGAGCTTCAGCGTCTCCGCAAGACCCTGGCCGACCACTCGATGCGTGAGTCGATGGCCGTGGTCGCTGCCGGCGTCGTCGAGCAGACGAAGGCCGCGCAGGTCGCTCAGCAGGAGGCGATGGCGACGATGATGCGGCAGGAGGTCGAGAAGGCGATGCAGGGTCAGCCGATGTCCGAGGCTGTGGCCGCCGTCCTGAAGGACGTGCGCTCACCGTCGCGGCTCGTCTTCCCCGGCGCGTCGGAGGACTTCGCCGCGCAGCTCGAGCAGGGCAAGGGCCTGACCGTCCAGAACCGCGAGACGCTGCGCGGTGGCGTGGACAAGGGCGTCAAGGAGTTCATGGAGAGCAAGAGCTTCGCGCTGTTCATGGGCGCGATCGACCGCATGAAGCGCGGGATGGCCCGCGACTTCGAGCTGAAGGCGCTCGCCGAGAGCACCGACGCGAGCGGTGGGTTCCTCGTGCCGCCCGAGTGGATGAGCGACGTTCTGTCGCTGCTCCGCCCGGCGACCGTGGTCATGGCCGCGGGCCCGCGCACAATCCCGATCGGGAAGTCGCTGCACAGCGTCGCCCTGTCGGCCGCAGGCACGGTGTACTGGGGCACGGAGAACGCGGCGACTCCGCCCTCGCAGGAGAGCTTCATCGACACGCCGCTGCTCTCGCCGCACAGCCTCACCGCGTTGGTGCCGGCGTCCAACCAGCTCTTGCGTGACACATCGCGCGTGGGCCTCGAGGACGCAGAGCGGATCATCCGTGAAGACCTCGTGCTCATCATGGCGCTGGGTATGGACCTCGGCTTCTTGCAGGGGTCCGGCGAAGGTGGTCAGCCTCTCGGCATCCTGAACAACGGGTCGCTCGTCGATGTGACGACCCGGCTGGGGATCGCAACGAACGGTTCGTTCTTCGACGACGACATTGCCCGCAACATCGTCGCCACGTACCGCACGTTCAACCTTCAGCAGCCGCGCCTCGCGTGGTTCTTCAACCCCATCCTCATCAATCAGCTCGAGGGCTTGAAGGACAACGAGGGTCGCTACCTGTTGGAGAGCGGGCAGTTGACCGTCAACCCCGACCAGCGCACAGGGACGTTGTGGAAGATTCCCTTCTACACGACCACGCAGATTCCGTCGAACCTCACCAGGGGCACGAGCTCGGCGGCCACCTACGTCGCGTTGGTGGACATGAACAACCTGTACGTGGGCGAGAGCCGCGAGCTCACCCTCGACAGCTCAAGCGAGGCGTCCTACACCCCCGACGCGGGGACGACGTGGATCAACGCCTTCCAGAACCGTCAGACCCTCTTCAGGGCTGAGTTGATCGGCGACATCGCCCACCGCCGTCCGGGCGCGGGCATCGTCGTGTGCAGGGGGATCAAGACCGAATAGGTCGAGGCCCACACGGAAAGCACAGCCGTAGCCCGGTCGCGCTCTCACAGGCGGCCGGGCACCGCTGAATCGGAAACGACCGGAAGGAGTTGGTTTAGATGGCGCAGTTGGTAGGAACCGGAATCGACCCGAGCTATCCGAAGGGGCACGTCGTTGACACCCCCGAGGACGGCCCGACGTACAACGGCCTGCTCGCCACCGGCAAGTGCGTGTTGCCGCAGGGCGAGGAGAGCGTGAACCCGGCGGCCAAGTCGGACTACGAGATCGCGCAGGCGATCATCCGTGGCGACGACCTGTCCGCTCCGCTGGACCGTGAGGCGCTTGCGCGCTTCGACGCACAGGGCCTCGACCCGCACGAGGTCGTCGCTTCGCATGGTGGCGCGGGCGCGCCGAACCCGGCCGTCGGCGTTGCGCCGGCGAGCGGCCTGGCGCAGCTCCCGCACGAGCAGTCCGGCGGGGTCGATCGCCCCGACGTGCAGCAGGACACGAACACTCAGCACTTGGCGGGAGCAGCGGCCAAGTACGCCGAGATGAGCGTCGAGGGCCTGAAGGCGGCGCTCGAGGAGCACGGCATCGAGGAATCGCAGATCAGCGGCACGGGCGACCGTGGCGCGCTGACCCGCGAGGACGTGATCGAGGCGCTTGCGCAGGCCGACCTCGACGCCGCCGGCGACGCGAAGGTCGCGCACGTCAACGCCTGACGAGGAGCTGTGAGCTGTGAACACGATCGCGTCTGTCGCGGAACTGCGGGAATACATGGAGAAGACTTCGGACCTCTCCGATGTGCGCTTGCAGCTCATCCTCGACAGCGCGGTCGCGTTCATGGAAAAGGAATGTGCTCGCACCTTCCAGCCGTCGCCGGCGCTGAACGGCGAAGGCAAAGACACCGAACCGACGGTCACAAAGACGTTCAGCACGAAGATGAAGACCTACATCCGTCTGCCCGATCTGCGGGAGGTCGCCACCGGCGGGTTGCAGATCAACGGCTACCCGCTCGCGCCGCGCTCGCAGAACGCGCTGCTCGGCTACATCTTGGAGGGACCGCCCGAGGCGAGCGCGGTCCCCGGCAACCTGACGCCGTTCAACGCGGTTCGCATCTACGCATGGTCGCTCGCGCTCGCGGGCTACTGGACGGACGGTCTGCGGGACCTCACGATCAACGGCCGCTGGGGGTTCGTGACGTGTCCGCCCGACATCAAGGAGTGCGTGCTTGCGCTGAGCGCGCGGCGCGCGAAGGAGAAGGACGCGCTGTGGTCGGACGCCATCGCTCTGCCCGAGGGCGGCGGCGTGAGCTACTTCAGGCAGATGCCGCCGTTCGTGGAAAACGTCATCAGCAAGTACCGAATCCCGAAGTTCGCCCTCGTATGAGCCACGTCACCATCCAAGGCCCGGTCCTGCATGGCGCCGCCGACGTGGCGAAGATCGTCATGGAGGAGGCCGAGAAGGGGATGCAGCTCGCCTACTTCGAGGTTCAGGCGCAGCTCTCGCGCGTGGCTGCGCAGCACCGCCGCACCGGCCACTACCTGCGGAGCTTCGCGGCGGGCGACCCGAACCATGTGCAGCGCGTCGATCGGTCCACGGGCAGGATCACCGCGACGTTCGGCTCGCGGCTGAACTACGCCGCGTTCCTTGAGTACGGGACCGGCCTGTACGGGCCGCGCGGGCAGAAGATCGTGCCGAAGAAGCCGGGCGGCGTGCTGGCGTTCCCTGGCGCTGTTGGGCCTGGCACGGCGTTCACCCTCAGCGGCAGGCAGCGCAGCGGCCGTGCGGGCGCGGCAGCGGGGTCACAGATGGTCTTCGCGCGCAGCTCGAAGGGCATCAAGCCGCTGGCGCTGATGAAGCGCGCGAGCGTGGAGAGCCGCGAGGCGCAGATCGCGCAGTTCCGCAAGGCGGGCGTCGTCATCGCGCGGCGGCTGGCCGCGGCGGGGGGTCGGCCATGACCCCGATCGCTGTGCCCGGCAGCCTGAAGGCGCTGATGGACGGCCTCGTGGTGGTCGAGAACGAAGTCATCGCGGCGATCCTCGCGGAAACGGGGGATCAGGTGCATGGCTACCGCTGGCGTCCGCGTGGCTCGGAGATAGAGCTGCCGGCGCTCTACAACTGGCTGGCGCCGTCAGCGCCGATGGACGAACCGAGCGTCGCTGAGGTCCGCGACACGGTGACGATCGCGGCGCGGCTGGCGATCCCCTACAGCACGCCGCAGGACGAGATGGCGACCTTGGAGCAGTACGCCGACATCTTCCGTGCGCTCGTCGATCCGAAGCTCCACAACGCCACCACGACCGAAGGCATCCGGCCGTTGGGCGGCGCTGCGACTCGTGCATGGAGGTCCGGCATCTTCACCGTGTCGGAGGCGTTCAACGACATCAGCGCCCTTGCGATCGAACTTCCGATCGTGTGTCAGCTACGGCGCGTAATCCGCTAAGCGAAGGAGACGAACAGTGTCACTTGTGTTCAAGACGAAGCCGGGCAGCACCGACCGAGTGGAAATCGCCGGCGTCGGCCTTCTCGGCGCGGACGGTCAGGGCGGCAAGCTCGTGAGTCTCGCCGCCAATCAGTTGCAGGAGTTGATGGACACCGAGCTGCCCACGGTCGATCACCCGCGCGGCACGCCGCTGGAAGGCGACGCGCTGAAGGCGGCGGCCGAGAAGTTCGCCGAGGACCGCGACCTCGAAGTCGTGGATGTGCCCGACGACGAGCTCGGCGACCTGAACACGGCGATCGGCTCGCTCGGCGAGTTCACCCCCGCGATCGACGTGGCGGAGGGCGAAGCTCGCCGCATCTACGGCGACAGCGCGCCGCCGGAAGATGGTCAGGACTCGGGGGCGTGGGCGACGGAGCCCGCAGTCACGGGTGAGGGTGCGCCCGTCAGCGCGCCCGCGACCCCTCCCGTTTCACCGCCGGCGTCGCCGGCGAGCAGCACGCCGGCGAGTTCGCCGGCGGCGTCACCGCCCGCATCGTCGGCAGCGGGCGCCAGCAGCGCAAGCAGCAGCGGGGCGTCGAGCGCCGCGGCCACGACAACCCCCTAAAGGAAACGGAGCTGATCCACGATGTCACTAACCATCCGTCGTCTGTTCGGCCTGAAGGACGATGAAGTCTCAGGCGGATCGACGTATGACGTGCTGGCGCCGACGGGGGAAGTGCCCGCCCCGATCCCCGACGCCAACTACTTCTGGCCCGCCACCGGCGGGACCTTCGACAAGGGCTTGGAGCAGATCGACCGCTCGGCGGAGGTCAGGGGTCGGCGAGCGATCAGCCCGCGCCTGCCGTTCCGTGCGGCCGGTGTCGCCACCATCCCCGTCGCCGCGTACCGGAGCGTGCTCGAGAAGGCGCTGCGCAAGACGCTCGGCGGCGTGGACACCGTGACCGGCAGCGGCGGCGCGGCGCAGACGCACACCCTGGCGGTCCTCGGCTTCGCCGAAGGCCCGCTGCCGTGCGTTCACATGCAGCTCGTGAGGGACAACTACAACCTCAAGGCGTCGGGCTGCGTCTTCAACCGGCTGACCGCGACGTTCAGCCTCGACGGTGACGGCACGATCGAGACGGAGCTGCACTCGCTCTACTTCTCGAACTACGAAACGACCCCGCCGTCGGCGTCGTTCACTGGCCTGTCCTCGGACCCGCTGATCCTGCGTGACGGCCGCGTGGTGCTCGACGGGACGGGCACGGCGATCGCGGCGCCGGGCACGGTCACGCCGACCGCCGAACCTGGCGGGGGCACGCTGACGGCCGCCACCTACAAGTACAAGGTGACGAGCGTCAACGCGACCGGCAGCGGCGAGTCGCTGCCTTCACCGGAGGCGTCGATCGCTGCCGAAGCGTCGGGCAAGGTGAAACTGTCGTGGGCTGCCGTGTCGGGTGCGGGGAGCTACAACGTGTACCGCACGGCCGCGGGCGGCGCCGCTGGGACGGAGCACTTCTTGGCGAACGTCAGCGGCCACGAATACACCGACACGGGGACGGCGACGACCTCGAAGGTGCTGCCCACCGAAGACACGTCGCAGGGGATTCAGATTCCCGACCTGACGGGCTTCGAGTTCTCATTCACCAACAACGTGATGAAGAAGTGGTACGCGAAGCGCAACGTCGTGACCAACGTCATCGGCAACCCGCCGCTGACGAAGAAGCTCTGGCACCCGACCGAAAACAAGCTGAACGCCGCGCAGGACGTGAGCTACCGGCTGAACTTCGGGAACGTCGAGACGGCCCAGGAGGTCGCCCAGGAGTTCGGCCAGATTCAGAAGCTCATCTTCGAGTGCGTCGGACCACCGCTCGAAGGTGTCACGCCGGCCGCCACGGAGCTCGTGCGTTTCACGATCTACAACGCGGTCCACAACCCCGGCGCAGGTGCCGGGGCGCTGAGCGCTCGGGACGACATCGTGACCGAGCTCGACGGGACGGGCTTCTACAGCTCGGCCGACGGCACAGACATCAAGGTCGAAGTGGTCAACGCTTCGCCGACACCCCTGACGTAAGGAGACGATCGGACAATGCCACGGCAGTCATTCGGGACCGGATGGTTCCGCGAAAAGTACGCTCATCAGGAGCCGATGGCGTCCGTCGTTCCGACGGGCACCGTCACGGAGTCAGGCTCCAACCTCATCGGATCGGTGCTCGACCTTCAGGGCGCCATGTCCGTTCTCGCCTCGATCGAACTGGCGACCCTCACGGCCACCAGCGTCGAAGTCGTGGCGGAAATCTCGCTCGATCAGGTGAATTGGTATCGGGTCGGCGGGTCGAAGCTCGAAGCGACGGGCACCACGAACGTCGCGCACAACACCGACGCGGGCCGCTACCTGCGGTTCCGTGCGGTCGTCGCCGGCGGCACCGCTCTGGCGACGCCGGTGGTGTCGGGCGCGACGCCGGAAGGCGCGGGCGGCACGCTCGCGCCGGGGACCTACCGTTATGTCGTGACCGCGCTCGACGCGGCAGGACAGACGGTCGCCTCGAACGAGGTCACGGCCACCGTGACCGCCGGCCAGAAAGTGAAAGTGGCGTGGGCGGAAGTCGCCGGCGCGACTGGCGGCTACCGCGTGTACCGCTCGCCTGTGGGCGGCGCGGCGCACTCGGAGAACGTCTACCAGGCCACGGCCGCCGAAGCGACGGTGGTGTCGTTCGTGGACTCGGGCGCAGCCGGCACCGCTGGCACACCGCCCGCAGCGGGCACGTCGGGCGCAGACGCCGTTCTCGGCATCAACGTCCAGACCGTGCGCGACCGCAAGCCGGGAGGCATCAACAACGAGTAGAGGGGCGTCATGGCCTCAGAGGATCACACGGCTCCCCCCGCGGATCGGGCGAAGCTCACGAACGGCAAGAAGGCCGCGCGCTCGGCGATGCAGGCATGTCGCCGGGCCGTGGCCGCGCTGACCGAGCTGGAACGCGAGTTCGACGGCGATGTGTTCGGGACCTACGTCTGGACCGCCGGGGATGCTGAGGGGCGCAAGGAGCTCGACGAGTTCCTTGCGCTCGCAGGTGCAGACCACGCAGGGCAGCAGCTCGAGATAACTGTCATAGCCCGTCAGGGCACAGACCACGAAGGAGATACGAGCACATGGGACGCCAGTTCAACGTAGACGACAGGGCAGGGCAGCGCGAGCAGGACGAGTTGACGATCGGCGACGTGGTGTGGAAGCCCGTCAGGCGCACCAACAAGGTGACGGGCGAAGTGCAGGCCATCGCCACGCACACGGAGGAGCTGACAAAGCGCGCGGCTGCCGCCGAGGAGGCCAACGAACCGATCCCGAAGGAGGTCACGGCCGAGTTCAACACGCTGCTCTATGAGCAGATCGCGCTCTTGATCCGCGACGGCGATGGCAAGCCGCCCGCGGGCCCCACGCGCGACGAGCACGGCGACGTGACCGAGGAAGGATTCCTCGAACAGCACCTTGACATCAGGGACGCCACGCCGGTCCTGCGGTTCCTGATGGGCAACGACCCCGACCAGCCGTTGCAGGGCGAGGACGTGGACGACGAGTCCGGCGAGGGCGGACCCCCTTTGTCCACCCCGACCAGCTCCCCGACCCCGACGAGCCCGGCATCAGCGCCTTCGAGCGAGTCGAGCGACGATTCCGGCGAGCCGAGGCCCGCGCCCGATGGAAGCGCCGAGGAGGACTGGCCGGGACCGGCGGAGGTCGAGGAGGCAACGGCACCCGCTACACGGACGCCTACTGGCTGAGGATGGCCGAGCTGTGTTTCTACGGCTCCACGTCACCGCGCGAATACGAGGACATGGAACCCGAGGAGACAACGGCTCTCGCCAAGCAAGTGATGAAACTGCGCGACGACGAGCGCGCGATCAGGTTGGAGTACGTGAAGGGAATTATGAAGTCCAACGGTGCCCGTCTCCTGTGAATCGGTGAAAGGTGGTGAATGGCGATGAGTAGCGAGGTCGAGGAGGTCGCTATTCGCTATGTGCTCACCGCGCAGGACGACGGCACCGCGAAGATCACCGGCGCGCAGAAGACCGTCCGCGACTCGATCGCGGAGACGAACACGATCCTGAAGCTCTCGGGCGCCGAGTACGGCAAGACGGGCGCGCAGGCGGTCAAGGCCACAACCTCGATCGCTGGCGCGGTCGCCAAGCAGACGGCCGCTGTGAAGTCGAGCAGCGACGCGATGGTCGCCTCGCAGAAGAAGGTCGCGGACAGCGTGAAGGCCAGCGCCGACGAGTGGAAGGCCCTCAGCAGCGCAGCGGTGTCCGCTGACGACCTGATTACGAAGAGTCGGGCTGAGGCGGCAGCGGCCACGGACAAGGCGTCTCAGCAGGAAATCGCTGCGCTCCGCGACGTGGGCAAGACCTATCAGGAGATTGCGAAGATGGCGCAAGACTCGGCGGCGCTGCGCGGCAAGAGCGCCGACGAGGCTGCCGCCGCTGTGGAGGCCGCAGCGCGCCGCGAAGCTGAGGCGATCAAGTCGGCCGCCGGCGCGCCGTCACGGGGCGCGCGCGTGCGCTCTGGCCTGAAGGGAGCAGCCGCCGGCGTCGCCAGCTTCGGCGGCCACGTCGCGTCCGGTGTGGGCGCTGGCCTCGTCGGCGTGGGCGCGCTCGGCGCCGGCGCTGTGTACGAGGGCCTGAAGAAGTCGCGCACGATCACCGAGAACACCTTGCAGCTCGAACGCGCCACGCACCTGAAATCCCGCGAAGCGATGGCGCTGGCCGTGATCGCGGAAGCCACCGGCGTCCAGCCGCGCACGCTCGGCATGAGCTTCGCTACCGCCGGCGGGCAGGCCACCAAAGCGCTGAAGGGGCAGGCTGAAGGCAAAGCCAACACGAGCACCGAAGCGTTCGCCAAGCTCAACATCAGCCCCGCCGAACTGAAGCGCCAGCAGAACAACCTCCCCGCGCTGTACGACCTCATCACGCAGCGCAGCTTGAAGCTGCCGGCCGCCGAAGGCGCGAGCGTCATGCGGACGATGCTCGGCCGTGGCGCGCAGATGGCCGGCGTCCTCGAGGCGAGCGGCCCGCTCTCGGGCAAGCACGGCCGGCTCGCCACCGTCGGCGCGGACATGCCGTCGATCAACCCCGACACGCTCAAGCACATGCAGGAGAGCTTTGTGGCGCTGAAGGCCGCGAGCACCGGCATAGAGCTGAGCTTTGCGCAGGCGTTCGGGCCGACGCTTGTCAAACTGCTGAGCGCCGTCACACCGCTTATCAAGCCGCTCGGCGCGCTGTTGCAGGTGGTGATCCTCGGCGCGATCACTGAGGTTGGCAAGGTGCTGAAGGGTCCGGTCGGCGCTGCTCTGGCGACGTTCGGCAAGGAAGCCCTGAAGGCCGGGAAGGAACTGCTCAGCGCGTTCGCGCCGGCGATGCCGTTCTTCAAGAACGTGCTGCTGCCGCTGCTGAAGGGCGTCGCCGAGGGGGTTGGCATCGCCATCATCGGCGGGATCAAGCTGCTCGCCGGCGCCGTGAAGCTGCTGGCGCCCGCCTTCGGTGCCGTCGGCACGCTGCTCGCCCCGTTCAAGAAGACCATCGAAACGATCGGGAAGGTGTTGGGCGTTGTCTTCTCGGGCGAGATTCTTGGCGCGGTCGCGTCGCTCGGCAAGATCACTGAGGCCGTCCCGTTTCTCGGCAAGGTGTTCGCGCCGGTGATCGACATGGTGCGCGGCTTCGGTGGGATTCTGAGCAAGGTCTTCTCGCCGATGGGCAATCTCGTGAAGGTGGCAATGGGCGTCGTCGTCGGCGTGGTCGTCAGCTCGTGGAAGATCATCAAGCAGGCGTTCTCCACGGCGCTGAAGGCGATCGAAGTTGTGGTGAAGACCTACTGGACGGTCATCACGACCATCTTCACGACCGAGTTGCAGATACTCGAAACGCTCGTGACGACCGCGTGGAAGGTGATCGAAACGGTGTTCTCCACCGCGCTCGGCGCCGTCGAAACTGTGGTCAAGACGTGGTGGGCTGTGCAGAAGGCGATCTGGACGACCGGCTTTGACGTGGTGAAGACCGTCGTCACCGTTGGCTGGAACATCATCAAGAGCGTTTTCACCACCGTCTTCGACACGATCCGCGGGGCAGTCTCAGCCGTGATCGGGTTCATAGGCGACCACTGGAAGCTGCTCGTGCCGCTGCTGACCGGACCCTTCGCGCCGGTCGTCGCGGTCGCCCTGAACTTCGGGCCTCAGATATTGAAGGCGATCGAAGGCGCGTTCAACAGCGTGATCGGGTTCCTCGGGAGCCTGCCCGGCCGGTTCCTGTCGATCGGCAAGCAGATCATCGAAGGGCTTGTGTCCGGCGTCGAGCAGGCGGGTCCGCTGATAATGAAGGCCCTGAAGAAAATCCCCGGCTTCGGGCTGGCGCAAAAAGCTCTCGGCGCGCTGAAGGGCGGCGTCGAAGGGGTCGGCAACATCCTCGGCTTGGCGGGCGGTGGATGGGTGCCCGGCGATCCCCACCGCGACGGCACGCTCGCGCTGCTCTCGGGCAACGAGTTCGTGGTCACAGGGCCGGGGCAGGCGATGATGGAACAGCACGCGCCCGGCTTGCTCGACCACCTGGCGTCCAACCAGGCGCCGCACTTCGCTACCGGCGGTTGGGTCGCGCCGGAACCGAAGACGAAGAAGGGCAAGAAACCCGAATCGGTGAACACGTACTTCAACAGCAAGACGGGTGAAACGCTGCACATGACAGCGAAGGAGCACAGCGAATACACCCGCCACCAGGCCGAAGCTGCCTACAAGGAAAAGCTGCACGGCGTCAGCTTCAGCGGTCCCGTCTCGACGTTCGGTCCTCCCGGCGAGGCGGCTGGCACCACCGCCTACGGCGGCAGCTCGAGCAGCGCAGGGCTGGCGCTGAACCCCGACGGCGGCTCGAACTGGAACGACGCGAAAGCACGCGCGCTCGCGGGCAAGCTGTTCCACGTCGAAGTCGCCGGGCACAGCGGCAACTTCAAGGTGATCGACAAGGGACCTGACGCCAAAGGCCCGAAGGGCTGGCGCGTCGGCGACATCACCGGCGCTGCCGCGAAGCTGATGGGCTTCGACCCGACGAAGTTCCCCACCGACGCGATCGGGAAGTTCACGGAGGTCACGGGCGGCGCGGCGAAGGCGACGAGCAACGCCAGCATCAAGCTCCCCGAACTGTCGAGCTCGCCGCTGAACCCCGTGTCGGCGTTCCAGACCGGCTACCAGGCCGGGTTGAAGGGGCAGCCGCTCTCCACGACGGGCATCCTGGCCGCGGCCAAGGCGTCAGCGAAGGTGACGATGCGCGCGCTTCAGGAAGGCGAAGTGGCGCCCGCCGGCGGCGGCGCTGAAGGCGGCGGGTCGATCGCGCGCACGCGGCCGAAGGGCATAGGCGCGAAGGCGTGGAGCGAGTACCTGTCGATGGCGTCGGCGGCCGAGTCGATCGTCGGCAAGCCCTACGTCTACGGCGGCGGTCATGGGTCGTGGTCGAGCTCGGGCTATGACTGCTCGGGCGCGGTGTCCTACGTGCTGCACGCGGGCGGCCTGACGAACACGCCGATGACGACCACCGGCCTGAAGAATTGGGGACTCGCCGGCGACGGCAAGCTCGTGACCGTCGGCGTGCGTGGCACCACCGGCGAAAACGCGCACACGATGATCCGCATGGGCAGCGCCGGCGTAGAGAGTGGTGGAGGCGGGTCGCAGGGCAAGCCTGAAGTCCACATCGACCAGGGCTGGGACGGTGTGTTCCCGATCCACCGGCACCCGCCCGGCCTTCGCCGTGGCGGCCGTGTGAGGCGCACAGGGCGCGCTCCACGGCGCTTCAACCGTGGCGGGATGGTGGGCATGGGTCCGAACGCACGCAGCGCCGTGGCGAGCAGCCTGCGCATGTCTCCCGGCGGCGTCAGCGAATCCATGCTGGACCCCGACAGCCCACGGTTCGTCGGGTTCGGCCTGCGCCGTGGCGGCCATGTGAAACGGCCCGCTGCGCACAGCGCGACGAGCCACCACAGCGTCCACGTCGCCAACCACCTGCATCCCAAAGCGGTGCATCACTCGGCGATCCACAAAGTCACCGCGCACCACACCGCTGCCCACCACGCGAGCAAAGGCAAGAAGGGCATGAGCGGCGGCCTGTCCGGCGTCGCCTCGACGCTCGGCGAAGCCATGCAGCAGCTCGCGGCCGTGTCCGCTCCGCTCGAAGGCGCGCTACCCGGCGGCGCCGTCGGCAAGTTCATGTCGCAGGGCGTCGCGCGCGCGGCCGGCGGCGCGATCAGCGAAGCCGAAGGCGCGAGCAACACAGGACCCGAAGCCAACAACGCGCTCGGCGAACTGTCGGGCATCCTCGACGGGACGAGCAAGGCCGTCCAGAACGAGTTGAAGAAGATGGCCGCGGGCCTAAAGAAGCAGCTCGCCAAGCTGAAGGCGCACCACGCGAAGCCCGCTCAGATCAAGGGCCTCGAAGGCAAGATCGACGAGATGAATCAGGCGGTCGCGGACAGCGGCACCATCACGCTCGGCCAGCTCGATCAGATGGCGTCGAGCATCAAGGCGCAGGTCGCCAAGCTGAAGGCCCACCACGGGTCGAAGGTCAGCATCCGTCGGCTGGAAAGCTCGCTCGGACTCGTCGAGGCGGCGGTCGGGCAGCGCGTCGGCGCGATGGTCAAGCAGGTGAACGATGAGCAGTCCGCGCTCGAACGCGCCGGCGTCGCGCGGCAGCAGGCCAACGAAGTCGCCGGCGTGGAAGCTGGGAGCTCGGGCGCGATCAGCTCGGAAATGGCGCAGGACCAGCTCGCGGTCAGCGTCGGCCAGCAGCAGCAGGGGCAGCTTCAGGCGGCGTTGCAGCAGGCGGAAGCCGCCGGCGACACGCAGGACGCCGAACAGATCAAGGCGCAGCTCGAGGGGATCGCCGCGAGCGTGCAGGCCGCCGCCGTGGACATCGCCAAGAAGGCGCGCGAACTTGTCGAGCGGCAGGCCGCCGAAGTGACCGAACACGCCGAACGGTCCTTGTCGATGGTGCAGGGGCAGATGGCGCTTAACCAGGCTGTGCGGTCGATCACCAACCACGGCGAAGAATCACCCTCGGAAATGCGCCAGCGCGCGGCAGAAATGCAGCAGGCGCAGCTCCCCGCGATGCAGCAGGTTCTCGCGGGCCTCGGCGGTCAGTACAACGCCGACATGAGCGTCGGCGACACGAAGGGCGCGGAAGAAATCCAAGAGAAGATACTGAGCGAGCAGACCGACATCGCCAACACGAGCGCGGAAATCGCCAACCTCACACGGCAGGCAGCGGAGACGCAGGCTCACCTTCTCACCGAAATTGCGGAGCATCAGACCAACATGGCCGAGAGCGGCTTGCAGTCACTCGAACTGCATCAGAAGCTCGCGGGCACCTACGAAACGGGCGGGGAACAGCGCGCCGAATACATCAACAAGCAGATTCTCCCCGCGCTGCAAAAGGAACTGACGGCCCTCGTCAACGAAAAGAAAACGGCCGAAGAACAGGGCGACTCCAAGCTCGCTGAACAGATCGCGGAAGCCATCGCCGGCCAGCAGAACAAGATACTCGAAGCGCAGTTGCAGGTGCAGGAAGAGACAAAGAGCGCGACGCAGGCAATGGCAAACGCCATGACGAACGCCGGCGGGTCGCTCGGGTTCCAGTTCAATCAACAGGAGTTCACCGACCTAATCGGCGTGGGAGTGGGAATGTGATATGGGCGTAGCCGTAGCGAATCGTGATCTGCGCCTCGGGCGCTTCTACATGGTGACGTTGGAGGACGAAGTGGCCGAAGCCGTCGGCGACGCGCTGAACGCTGACGAGTCCGGGGTCGCGGTCGCGCGCCGCCGGCCACGGCAGTTCACCTTCACCTTCCCGATCCGTGGCGCGAGCGCGGACGCCAACCCTTACAGCTCGGGCGACCGGATGCGCCGCCAGATCAGGGCGATGATGGAGAACACCACGCTCCGCTTGCAGGGCCTCTACATGAGCTTCGCGCAGGACCACGAGATAGACGGCTGGATCGTCGCGGGGTCCGGGCTGCTGAAGTACGACCAATATGGGCTGACGTTCGCCAGCTACGCCATCGAGCTCGACAGCAGCTACCGCGTGGGCGGCCTGCGGACCCACATGCCAGCGCGTCGCATCGAACTGTACGACCGGCGCCTGTCCTCGACGCCGCGCGACTTCAAGGGCATCTTGTTCGGGACCGACTTCTCGAACATCACTCCGCTGGCGCTCAGCAGCTTGCCCGTCGGCGCGAGCAACCCGATCGGCTATCTCGGGCAGCCCGTCGTCGCCTACGCTCGAGCTGGCTTCGACGGCACCGGCTACGTCCTTCAGGGGATGCAGCACGGGCAGGTGATCGGCTTCGAGCAGGAAGCGTCGAGTCAGAACCTCGGCGACGTGGTGATCTACGACCGGCGCGGCGTGACCGCTGAAACACCGGAGGCGGGCAACCGCACCAACTACGTCGAGAACCCGAACTTCGAGTACGACACCGCTGGCAACGCGCCCGCGCTGTGGTCCTCGTCGGCCTTCAGCCTGAACGCCGGCGCCACGCTCACGGCGACCGCTGCGCAGGCGCAGGAAGGCAAGCAGTCGATGCAAGTGGTCACGACCAACAGCGCCGCCGCTGAGGGTGCCTGCATCGCGTGTCCGGGCATCCCGATGTTCCTGTCAGGCACGACCTACCGCGCGAGCGTGTGGCTGAAGGGGAACGCCGGCGGCGAGCACATCGAAGTGATCCTTGGCTCGACCGCCGACGACGACGCCGTGGTGCCGGTCACGCTCACGACCTCGTGGCAGCAGGTCACGGTCGCGTGGACGCCGAGCTCGAACCGCTCGGGCGCGACGCACGGCCTGGCGGTGCGCGGCGCCAGCGGCTTCGGCGGAATCGTGCAGACGTGGTTCGTCGATTCGGTGATGGTCGTCGCGGGCGCGCTGCCCGCCACCACGATCACGGGCGACAGCTACGGCTACTTCTGGCAGGCAGGCTTCGGCCAGTCGCAGAGCACGATCGACCCGCAGAGCTTCGGATGGGAGGAGGTCTACGGACCCGATCAAAAGCTCAGCTCGGGCGACGTGGTGGTCATGCAGAATCAGCTCTGCCGGCTGCGCTACGTCTCCGCGACGACGAGCATTGCGATCGACACGAGCGTCGAAGGCGCGTGGACGGAGCAGGGCCGCGTGACGCTGTGGGACAGCGGCGCGCTCGACACCTACACGCAGCACACGCGGCTGATCCCCCGCAGCGACGGCAGCCTCTCGACGGTGATGGAGTGGACACCCGAGCGCGCGATCGTCAGGCTCAGCTCGAACCGCTCGACCGCCGACACCACGGCGCGGCTCGACACCTACATCACGTTGCAGCGCGGTTGGACGGGCCCGCGGATCGAGACGTACTGCAATATCGCCGGGGTCGGCACGCCGGGATGTCAGGTCAGATGGACCCCCAACAGCACGGGCAACTACGTCGAGGCGAACCTGACGAGCACCACGCCGATCTTCGCCGGCGGCGACGCGCTGTTCCCGTGGACGAGCTCGCCCGGCCCGACGTATCAGGAAGTCGGCGAGCCGTGGGTCGATCTGATCCCGGCCGCGGGCGGCCAGATGGTCACGCTGACGAGCATCCAGCGCGGCGCTCGAGGCCCGAACTACGAAGACAACGCCGCCTACGGCAGCACCAACCGGCAGAGCGCGAGCGTGTGTGCGCGATTCGGTGAGAATCAGAACAACACGGCCACGACCTCGACCTATGGCTACGTCAGCGCGCACGTCGGCTTCACCGCCCGGCAGCTCAACCTCGGCGTGTTCGAGGCCGAGACATGGCGCCTCGCGCGATCGGGCTGCACGGAAGTCGCAGACGCCGCGGCGAGCGCAGGCCACGCGATCAATGACACGCAGGTCAGCGTCTTGCAGCCGCCCGTGCAGGCCAATCTCTCAAGCGTCGCCACCGGCGGCGGACTGGCAGCAGCCACCTACTTCTACAAGGTGACTGCGAAGAACGGCGCCGGCGAGACGATCGCCTCGAACGAGAAGTCGATCACCGTCACCGGCAGCTCGTCGCGGATCACCGTCTCGTGGGCAGAAGTGCCGGGCGCCACCGCCTATGTCGTGTACCGGGGGACCGCCACCAACGCGGAGAACGTCAAGCACGAAGTCACAGGCGGCAGCACGGTCAGCCTCGAAGACATGGGCGCGTCTGTGCCGACGTTCCCCGAATCGCTGGCCGTGGCCGACACCCTCCTGCGCACAGAATCGCCGCTGAGTAACGGCGGCAAATGGGCAACGCTGAACGGCGCCGCCAACGCCGGCACGGCGAACGCCACGAACGGCTGGGAGGCGTCAGCCTTCGGGACCGTCTCGGGCGCGCGGTGGACACCCGTCGAACAAGCCAACCCGGCCGTGACGCTCACGCTGCACTCGGGCACGCCTGCGGCCGAACGATGGTTCTCAGTCGTCGCCTGCTGGGCGGCAGCGGCGACCTCTGGCTATGAGGTGCGAATGACGGAAGTCTCGTCGGGCATCTTCACCTGCACCATCGAAAAGTACGTGGCCGCGGCGCTGACGACGTTGGCGACGATCACGAATGTCAGCTTCACCACCGGCAACACGCTCGGGATCAGCGTGCGTGGTGGCAAGGTGGCTGCATGGAAGAAGGTCGGCAGCACATGGTCGCTCATCGGTGAAGCGGCCGACTCGACTTACACCACGGGGTACACGGGCATCGTTGGGTCCGGCTCCAACCCGTTCTACGACAACTTCTCATTCGGAGAAGCGACAGCCCCGACGGCTGGCACGACATTCGTCAGCGGTTCGCCTCCCGGCGCGAACACCGCGACCGTGACGACCGCCGCGTCGCTGCTCATCAGCGCGGCCGAACTGAACGCTAAGGGGATGCCCGTCGGCCGGTATGGGATTTGGGCGCGCGTGCGGACCACAACCTCGGGCGACACGCTCTCGATCACCGGCGGCTTCGCAGCCAATCAGACAGCCGTCAAGACGAGCACGAGCCTGACCTACGTGTGGCTGTACCTCGGCGAATCGCTGCGCGAAACGACCTCGCAGGAATACTCCATGAGCATCTATCAGAGCGCCGGCAGCGGGTTGACGGGGACGCGCCTCGATCGCGTGGTCGCGCTCCCGAGCGAATACAGGCAGGCGGGCAACCCGACCTTTGACGGTGGCCGCGACCTGGCGGTCATCCACCTGTACGACTCGCAGGTCACGCCTGACCTCGTGGAGCGCTAGGCCGTGGCGCTCCCTCGCCAGTCGCGGAAGAATCAGGTCGCGCTTCAGCCGCGCAAGGTGCGCCTGCGGCTCGTGCAGCTCGCGCCGGCGATGATCCCCTCCAACGAAGTCGGCATCGGCGCCACGGTTCTGACGCTCACGTTCCTGCCGCCCGGCATCGGCCCGTCGCAGCTCTGGACCCTCGACGTGGGCGCACACGCGGAGGTCGTCGTCGTGAAGGAAGTCAACCCCGCGACCAACGAAGTGACGCTTGCCGCGGCCACGACGAAAGCCCACAAACCCGGCACAGAACAGGTCCCGTTGATGCCGACGATGACCTCGCAGGAAACGGTGTTCGGCAAGTGGTTCTATGCGTCGTGGGCTGGCCTGAACGGCACGCGCGGACAGGCCGGATGGCTTGAGGGTGAATACCTGCGGCAGATGATCGAAGAGGGCACCGGCTCGATCGTGCTCCCCAACGCGGCGGGCAGCGATGGCGTCAAGCACTTCGACCGTTTCCTAATCACGACGCTGGACAACTACCGCGTGGGCGACGAGTGGGTCGAGATATGGAGCATGAGCACGAGCCACGCCGCCGGCGATCTGCTGTTCGTGGGATCGCCGAACGAAGCGCAGGTGAGCGAGACGGAAATCAAGCTCGGGTTGGTTGACGGTCTTTACCTGATGAAGAAGCAACGCGAGAGCAACGCGGGCTTCTGGAACAACGGGCCACGCGATGTGTTCGAGGAGTACACAAAGCAGATGCAGGTGTTCATGGCGGACGGCTTCGACGCGCCCGCCAACTACCCGCAGACACCATCGACTGCGGGTGAATCGACGGACAAGCGGTGGAAGATGAGCAACGCCATCGCGTCGCCGGTGGACTCGAACGTGCGGCTGCTGCCGCTCGGGTCGGGCACGCAGTCGTTCATCAGATACACCACGCCGATCAAGATAGGGACCACCGAAGAAGGCGGCGCGCCGTGGGAACACTCCGAAGAAGCGCACGAAATCAAGCAGCGCCGGTGGCGGTTGGAGAGCAGTTTCACGGTGCCGTCCGGCATGGCTCCGAACTTCGCGCTTGAGCTCGTCCCGTCGGGCTGGCCTGGCAGCGCGGCAGCGGTCTACCTCGACCTGAACCCGACCGAAGGCATCCTGAGCAGCGGAAGCGCGACGCAGACCGTCCAGAAGACCGCAGCGAACGCGGCCTTCTTCGGCTCGGGTCAGCACACGGCGGCGATCGAGGGGCGCGGCAGGTGGGTGTTCTTCTACCTCGACGGCGTGCTGCTCGGCGTGCTGCCCACGCCACAGCCGGCGCAGGAACTTTACCCGCAATTCTTCTTCTTGGGCACGAGCAACGCGGCGACGACGGTGGGCAGCTATGGCGCCAACTACATCGACGTGGACTACATGCTGCTGCGCGAGGCCGTGCCGTGCCTGATGCGGAGCAAGACCGACAAGGGCGACTACCAGCTCCCCGGCTCGCCGTCAGGCTCGGGCCTCAAGGGTGAATACTTCAGCGACACCGACCTCGCGTCCGACAAACAGCAGGGGCACAAGATACTCGCGCCGCTGCGCCAGCCGTTCGCCACGCGCGTCGATGGGTCGATCAACTACTCGCCCGGTACGAAGTGGTGGCCGGAAGGCGTCGTGGAAGAAGGCAACTTCACGGTGCGATGGACGGGCGCGGTGTACCTCGACCTTTCACACTATGACTATCTCCTACAGGTCCAGTGTTACGCCGGCGCGCGGGTGTGGATCGGCAGGACGCGGTGGGATGAGCAGATCATGGACTGCTGGCCTGTTGGTGGTGAAGGCAAAAACTGGCTGATCTTCGAGGAATCGCAGATACCGCACTTGAAGGGGACGGCTCTGTCGCCCGGCCCGCTGTACGGGCAGACGAGCGGTTGGTATCCGATCATGGTGGAGTTCGCAATGGGGAACCCCAAAGACCTCGAAGCGACCACGCCGAACATCGTCCTCTTCTACGAACGCAGCGACTTGGCGATGGTCATTCCTATGAACGCCGGTCCCTACGCGCACCTGATCGCACCGGACATCCCGTGGTGGTACTTCCCGCTCGACCACTCGGGTTACAACGGCTCGATCTTCTTCTTCGACAGCGCAGAAATCGGGCAGTTCTCTCTAATCTCGGGCAACACGAAGGTTCCGCAGTTCCAGACCGGGCCGGTGTCGAACGACCTGGCGTTCAGTGTGCCCGGCGAAACAACGACCGTCGTGCAATACGCGCACATCGGCGAAGGCGCGATGAGCACGACTGGCTGGACCTCTGAGACGGTCGAGGCGTGGGTGAACCCGACGACCGCAGCCAACGGCTTTCAGCAGGTCATCGTCAACGTGCCATTCGTGTTCCAGCTTTCAATCTCCACGACCGGCAAGCCCGAAGCGTTCGTGGGCAACGGCACGAGCTGGGGCACAAGCATCAGCTCAGCCGAAGCGATCCCCTCGGGCGCGTGGACGCACGTCGCCATGACCTACGACGGGACCAACCTGCGGCTCTACGTCAACGGCGTGCTCAAGGCGACCTCGGGTGCCGTCGCCTCACAGTTCGGTGTGCAGGCCACGCAGGGCGGCATTGGGTACTGGCCCGGCGGCGGCGCCGGCGCGCACGAAAAGTCACAGCTCGCCGGCGGCGTCGGCCACTTCGCCGTCTACAAGAACAGGGTCCTCACAGCGGAAAGGCTGCTCGCGCACGCCGAAGCGTCCACCGCGTCGGCGCTGCTGAACGGTGGCACCGTGCAGGCGTCGAGCATGGTCCCGCTCTCACCGCAGGGCTTCTTCGCACAGCAGGTCAGGAGTGAATCCCACTATGAGCTGATCCGTGGCTTCGCCGAAGAATGGGGACTTCAGTGGACCGTCCGGCCGATGAGCTTGGAGAGCGGCGAGTTCCCCGGCCGCATGTGCCCGCGTCTGATGGAGGGCAGGCAGACCGACTACGTGATCGACCACAGCAACGTCATCAGCCCGCAGGTGACGATCCTCGCGGACGACACCGCCGACACGCTGCTCGTCGATGCGCAGGGCCTCGCCGATCAGACGGGCGCCGGCCAGCTCCAAGCGGAGGTCTTCAACTTCTTCGAGATAGCCGCGCACGCGCTGACGAACACCGAATACGACAGCCCCGGCGACATCCAGGTCTTGCAGCAGCTCATCGTGCGCGCCAACTCGCTGCTCGAGCTGCGCAGCAGCCCGTGGACGCAGCTCGAAGCGCAGGCGCGTGGGAAGCGCACGCTGACGGACACCTGGCCGCTCTCGGGCATCCTCGCCGAGTTCCCGTGGCTGCCCGGAGAAGGCATCCGTGCGCAGCTCCCGTTGATCGGCGTCGAAGACGAGAGCACCCGCCAGCTATGGGGGATGAAGTGGCCGATCTACCCCGACGGGATCGGCGCGCCGTCGCCCGTGTTCAAGCAGCGCCCGCGCAGCGTGAAGGAAGCGATCCGCCACGTCATCACGGCGCTGCGCTCGAAGACCCGCAACTACCAGGGGCAGTTTGCGATTCAGGACGGCACGACCGGCTCCATCGCCTACAGCAACGGCACGCTGACGGCCGCCGACGGCTCTGGCGATCAGTACAGCCGCATCACGATCCCGCCGAACGTGTCGAAGATCAAGGCTGCCACGGTCAGCGTGCAGGTGCTCACCCGCACCGCGCCGATCACATGGACGCTTGAGATCAACAGCGTCAGCACGGGCATCGTCGTGACGAGCGCTGGCCCGATCAACGTGCTGCCCTACGTCGCACGGAACGGCGAAACGACGGCGCGCATGTATGCCCGGCTCGTCGGCACGGGGACGGGCAGCGGCACGTACACGATCAAGCTGGAAACGCAGCTCATCATCTAGGCGCGAGCGACCGCCGGCGGGCGTACACTCGGCCGGTCAACGAGCAAGGGAGAAGCCCCCATGAAGTTCATCATCTGCGAAGGAGCCAACGGCACGCGGTTCGTCGGCGAGCCCGAGTTTGGGCCGATCGTCGCGCACATCAGCCGCATGTCGGGCGTCGGCATCAACAGCCACGCGCGGGACGAGGAGGCCGCCGGGCTGCTGCACGAGCTCGGGCTGCACACGCAGCAGGAGGTCATCGACCTGCACGCGCGCGGCGTGCCCGGCTACGGCCCGGCCAACCCCGTCGATCGCACGACGCATTGCCGGCGCAACGACGGCGTGGCCTACCCGCACGTCCCGGTCGGCGGCGAGCTGCTGCCGTGGCAGCGCGGCATCGACACGCAGAACAGCCCGGCCTTCAACGCCGAGGCCCGCAAGCTCGGCTACATCGTGACGCTGACGTACCCCGGCGAGAGCGGCGAGGCGCAGCATGTGAACTTTCACACCTACCCGCACGCCGACGAGAACCCCTACCCGGTGCTGCACGCCGGCGCGAAGGGTGAGGGCGTCATTCACCTGACGGGCGCGCTGATGACGATTCACTCGCCCGTCACGCACAAGCCTTACCTGTCACACCACCACGTCGTTTACAGCGACGACGTGGTGCGGGTCGTTGCGCAGTTCCAGAAGGACCACCACCAGCACCCCGACGGCGTGGTGGCCGCGCACACCTGGCAGCAGATTCGGGTCAGCCTCGCGTATTGGAGGGCACACGCACATGCCTAGCTTCTTGAACATCCCCAAAGTGAGCGCGCCTCTGGCGAAGGCGATCCGCACGAGCGAGGGCATCCTCGTGTGGGTGTCGAACCTCGCGCTCGCCGCCGGCGCGCTCGTCGATCCGTCGAAGCTCCCGCCGAAGGAGGCCGCGATCGTCGCCGGTGCTCTGTCGGCGGCGCACATCGCCAGCCGCACGGTGCTGAAGGTCACGGCGTTGCAGCAGGGCGCCGGCATCGAAGCGCCGATCCCGTTCAACCCTCTGCCCGCCGCTGCCGCCGGCGAGGTCGAGCAGACGATCGCTGACGGCGTGCAGCTCGCGGGCACGCTCTCGCAGAAGCCCGCGACGGCGATCACACCGGACGGTGCGCAGCCGCTCGCGCCCGCACAGGCGGAGGCAGCCGCGGGCCCCATGTTCGGGCCGGGCGCCACGCCAGCGGGCACCGTCGCTGAGGGGAGCTGAGGCCCATGCACATCAGCCCCGCAGGACTACTCCTGATCGAGCGCTTCGAGGGGTTCTCGTCGAAGCCCTATTGGGACTCGCTCGGCGGCGTGTGGACGCGCGGCTTCGGCGAAACGGAAGGCATCCACAGCGGCTCGCCGGCGATCACCGTGACGCAGGGCAGCACCAACCTGAAGGCCCGCATCGAGCGCTACTACGAGCCGTCGATCCGGGCGCTCGGCGTCGAGCTGAATCAGGATCAGTGGGACGCGCTGTGCTCGTTCACATGGAACCTCGGCGCTGGCATCTTCCAGGGCACGACGATCGGCGCCGAGCTGCGCGCCCGGAACTGGCTGGCCGCGGCCAACTCGATGCTCGCCTACGACCACGCTGGCGGCGAGGTCGTGGAAGGGCTGAAGATCAGGCGCGAGGCCGAGCGCAGGGTCTTCCTGTCGGCGGTCGCCAAGCCGCCCTACGTGCCCGCTGACGAGCAGCGCTGGCGCCGGGAGTGGGAGACATTGCGCGGGCACCGTTCGCTCGCTGCTCACCGCCGGCGCGTGGTGCTGAAGCGGACGATGATCGCGCGCGCCGAAGCGATCGAGAAGGTAGCGAAGTCGCAGCGCAACGGCTGGCACATCCTCAACAGGCAGGCGCGGTTCGACGCGCTGAAGGCGCTCACGGGGTAGCCGCCCGAGCGAGTACGATCACCGGCGGGGACTCGCAAGCAGCACCCCTCCCCTCCTCCCTTGCGGCCGGCGCTTCTCGATCGAGGCGTCGGCCGCGCTCGTTCGTGGTGCTACCTTCGGCGGCGCTCATCCCCACGGTGAGCCGCGCGGCGGGCGTTCTCCCTCATCCCCTGACCGCCCGCCGCGCACCTACAGCTCGCGCACCGTCAGGATGGTGCAGCTCTCGCCGGCGGTCCACGTCTTCTGCTTGCGCACGACCGCGACCTGCGCGTCGTCGGCCCACGCGATCTTGTTCAGGCCGTCCTTCACGAGCTTTTCGAGGTTGTCCGCGTCGGGCTTGTTCGTGTGCCAGCGCGGCGCGTCGGCGCGGAGCTCGCCGCCCTTGCGCCCGGCGACCCAATGCTTTGCCGGGCGCTCGAACCTGAAGTCGAGGGTCAGCATCACAGGGCGGCCCGCTGGGATCGGCGAGACGCCGTGGTGGGTGATCTGCCACAGCCGCGCGATGTGGGCCTTCACAGCGCGGTTGCGTGGCGTGTCGTGGACGATCCCACGGTTCGATCGCGCGCGCTCGCAGGGCACGGGCTTGAACGGCAGGACCAGCTCGAGCACGGTCAGGCTGAGTCGATCAGGTGCGCAACGTAGGCGAGGCTCACCGCGAGCGCGAGCAGCGCGCCGCCGACACCGCCGAGCAGCGCGCCGCCGGCGACGGCCGAGCACAGCGCGAAGAACAGCAGCACGGCGACGAGCGTGGCCCACAGCAGATGCGCGAGGTTCGAGCGCTGGCCGGGCGGGCGCTGTAGGACGAAGGCCGGCTGCTGCTCGGGCGCGTCAGGATTCGGTGCGTCGTAGATCGAGTCGGACACTGGTATCCCGACGGTAGCCTGCGCGCCGGATGGACTGTCAACCAGGGCGACGCCGCCGCTGGACCTGTCAAGATGGAGGACGACAAGTAACCCGACAGTGGAGAGCACCGTGGCCGCAGTAGACCTACGACAGCAGCTCGACCGGATCGGGGTCCGCCGTGAACTGCGAGACGAGAACGACGCGGCGTTGCAGGAGCTTACCCGCGAAGTGGTCAAGCAGGTGAAGGCGCAGGCCGACCCGCACGACAAGGAGGCCGTCACGATCACTGAGGCTGCACGTCGCCTCGGGATCAGCCGTCAGGCGCTCTACGAGCTGCTTGACGAGCGCGTGGCCGCCTGAAGAAAAACCCCGGAACAAGCAGCGCGCGACGGGAACGTGTCCACGCCGCGCGCTAGGTTTCGCCACCGATCAGAGTTGCGAGCACGAGAAGCTATCCGGTGAGACGGACGCCATCGCCTCGCAGGACGAGGGAGCAGCGGTGGCGAGGATCAGGACTATCAAGCCGGAGTTGTGGGAAGACGAGGCGATCGGCGCTCTCCCACGCGACTGCCGGCTGCTGTTCATTGGCCTGATCCAACACTCGGACGACGAGGGCCGCCAGCGCGGCCGACCGCACGTCGTCAAGTCCAACGTGTTCCCCTACGACGACGACGTGACCGCCGACGAAGTGGACCTGTGGCTCTCGCTGATCGCCTCGACGGGCGCCATCACGCGCTACGTCCACGGCGGTCAAAAGTACCTGCATGTGACCAACTTCAACAAGCACCAGGCGATCCAGAAGCCGACCAAATCGAAGCTGCCGCCGCCCGGCGCTGAGGGGTCGATACGAGACGACTACAGTAGTCCTCCTGTAGCACTACAGGGGGGAAGGGAAGGGAAGGGAAGGGAAGAGGAACTACCCCCTGCGGGGGTTTCGTCGGTCGTGCCGCCCGACGGCGACCAGGGCGAAGACGACCACGATCAAGACGAGCTCGCCGTCGATCGCCCGGAGGTCGCCAAGCTCTGCGACCTGCTCGCTGACGCCTTGGAGGCGCAGGGCGCCGGTGGGCCTCGGCCGAATCCACACACGAAAAAGTGGCACGATGCGGCAAGGCGGCTGCTTGACCTTGACGGCGCTTCTGTCCGGCAGGTTGAATACGTCATCACATGGGCGACCTCTCACCACTTTTGGGCAGCGAACATCCGGTCGATGCCGAAGCTCCGCGAAAAGTGGGCGCCTCTCGTCTTGCAGATCAGGCAGGAGGTCGAAGGCAAGCGCGCCGGTGGCTCGGCGCGGGAGCGAGCGGGGTCTGACATGGACGCCTTGCAGCGGATCGCCGACGAGCAGCGGGCGCGCGGCGAATGAAGCCGAGCGAGTGGACCGAGCTCGTCGCCCGGATGCGTGGCCTGTGGCCGCACGCACCAATCCCGGTCGAGGCGGCAGCGGTGCAGTTCCCGCTCGTCGAGGGTGTCGCCGCTGACACCGCTACGGCGGTCGTGCTGAGCTTCGCCACCGCTGGCCGTGAGCACCCGCCGACGGGCGGCATGATCGCGGCCCGTGCGCTCGAGCTGGCGTCTCCGACCCCGGAGTGGGATCAGGTGCTTGTCGAGGTCGAAGGCCGTGTGCTGCTGCCGATGCCGGCGGCGTTCGAGGGTGACTGTCCGCTGAAGCGCTGCGACGGCAGCGGGTTCGTGGAGGTCACGACCACCACGGCGGCGACGACCACGGCGGATTGTGAGTGTCGGCCGAGTCGTATCCGTAAGCCGAGCGCATGGTCGCACCCGCTGATCGACGAGTGGATGACGAGGACCAGGCGGGCAGCGTGGCGCGATGCGCTGCGTGGCGGCGGGGGGATCGCCACGTTCCGGGCGCAGGAGCGCGAAAGCTATCTGGCGCTGCGCCGGCGCTCGATCGAGGATCAGCAGCTCGCGCTCGCCGGCGTTGATCGCGCGGAGTTGGAGGCGCCGCGCCCGCGCCGCGCGCAGCTTCGCAGCGGTGGCCTGCGCCAGCTCGATACGTCATCCGTCCAGTCCGCGACAAGTCCCTTGACACCCGTCTGATCGGCTGGCAGGATGCAGGGCATGACCACTTCCACTACTCGCCGCTGAGCCGTGCGTCACCTTCTTGCAGCGGTCGTCGTCAGCGGCGACGTGATCGAGCACTCGGGGATCGCTCGGATGGTGGACGACGCGCTCGCGCCGTTCGACAACGCGCGCCTCGTCGATCCGTGGGAGTCGCCTTGCTCGTGTGTTGGCCGCGCCGCCGTCCAGTGGGCAACCGACATCGTGAACGGCCGCGACGAGTTCAGCCGCGAGGTCGCCGAGGAGGTCCGCGCGAAGACGCGCGCTGTTCATCTGCTGGCGTGGTCGGTCGATCCCACCAACACGCACGCCGAACAGACGGTGAAGCGCATCGCTCAGCACGAGGGCAGCGTCGAACAGCTCCGCGAGCTCGGCCTGTGGCCGCCGCCGGACGCGGAGGCGATCCGTGCTGCTGACGACCAGCTCGCCGACGTGTGGGACAACTTCAACGCCGCGAAGGCTGAGGCGATCGACGAGCTGGCGCGCACCCACGACGCCTACGGCAAGCCGGACCCCGAGTGCGGCATCGACGTGAGCCCGGAGCTGCGCGACGACTGCGGCCTGTGCGGCGGGACGGGCGTCTACACGACCAGGCGCAACCCGGCCGGGAAGTGGGAGAGCTGGACGATCGGCGGCCAGTTCACGGCGTTCTTCCTGCGCGACGAGTACGGCGACCTGAACGCCGACCCCGCAGAAATCTCGGGCGATCCCAACGTGATGACCTCGACGCTCTACCGCGACCTGATCGAACGCCGCCGTGTCGGCCTGCCGTTCGCGCTGTGCGCCGGCGGCGAGTGGTTGGAGGAGGGCGCGAGCGAGCGCGAGTGGCGAGAGACGGTCCTGTCGGCGCTGGCCGCGGGCCCCGAGTCGCTGATCGTCGCCGTTGATGTCACCCCGGCGGTCGCGCCATGATCTTGTCCTGCTCAGCTTCGGTGAGTGGGCCGAGGCCCGCCCGGCATCGCGTGGAAGTGGTCGCCGGGCGGGCAGCCTTTTCTTCGACCTGTCAGGCTGCTTGACGTGGCCCACGACTACCACGAGGAGCTGCCCGGCTTTCACCCCGACCAGCTCTTGCGCGATGGCTGCGCGGAGTGCGAGAAGCGCGGCGCCAATCCGCTGAACGCGCTGCTGCACATGGACCCCGAGCGCTTTGCAAAGGCGTGGCAGCGCGGCCTCGACTACGGCCGCGACGAGGCCCGGCACATCGCGCGCTGCGAGCTGCCGCTGCTCGAAACGATCGGCCTGCTCGCCGTCATGCTTGAGCGCTTCTTTCACATCCCCTTCGGGACCGTCCCGACCACCACCGATCTACAGGAGGCAGCGCCCGATGGATGAGCCGAGCACCGCACCGATGCAGGACCCGCGCACCGCCGAGCAGGAGGATTGGGAGGCCAACGGCTACCCGATCACGTTCACCGTCCGCGTGCAGGCTGACAGCATCGGCGACGTGCCCGCGATCGAGGACGCCATCAACAAGTCGATCATGGACCGCGACGACGTGCTGACGTGCAGGAGCAGCTTCGAGGTCTTCCCCGCCGGCGATCGTCACTGATGGCCGACGCAGCACCACCGGCTGAGCAGGAGCCGGCAGAGCCCGAGGGCGAGGTCATTCACCCGGCCAAGTCGCTCGACGAGGCGATGCCGCTGTTCCGCCGCCCGTTCACACCGGAGGCCGTGAGCTTCAAGATTCAGGTCAACCCGAAGAAGAAGGGCGAGGGTCAGCAGGCGAGCTTCGGGAAGGGCCTCGTCGTCGTCTACATCGAGGCGCGCACCGCGGCCGAGCGCCTGAACGTCGTCACGCCGGGCGCGTGGGATGACGGCTACGGCCCGCTGTATCCCGCCGGCGCCAAGGGCTTCGGCGTGAACTGCGTGCTCGAGGTCTTCGACCGCAAACGCTCGGACGTGAGCTACGTCGGCACGGAGGAGCTTGGCAAGAACGGCGACATGGCGCTCAAGGGTGTTCACAGTGACGCCTTCAAGCGCGCGTGTGTCAAGTACGGCATCGGCGCGTTTCTCTACTTCGCGCCGCGCCTGTACGTCGAGGCGACCGAACTTCAGTTCGTCGGCGGGAAGTGGTATCTGCCGTCGAAGACCGAAGTGAAGCTGAGGCAGCGCTATGGCGGCTGGCTGCGCATGGCGACCGTCGTGGAGCGCTTCGGTCAGCCGCTCGACCACGGCGACGTGACGGAGGCGCAGGGCGACATCGAGGCGGAGCTGCCCGAGGTCCCGCCCGATCCCGCCGAGGACGAGCAGCAGCAGCCGAGCGGCGACACCGACACCGATGGCGCGGTCGCTGAGCAGGAGGCCGCGCACGCCGACGCCGAAGCGCAGGGCGCGCCCGCCGGCGACGACGCGGAGGCGGACGCCGCGCTTGCCGAGGCGCAGGACCCGATCGTGGCGCTGCGCGTCGCCTACGCCGACTCGTCCTGCACTCGCGCCGAATGTGTTGCCAAGCTGACACAGATGGGCCTCTCCGACATCCAAGAAGCCACCGGCGAGCAGATCGCCGAGCTGGCCGCGTTCTTCGCCGAGCGGACCTGATGGGCAAGAAACGCAAGCGCCAGCGAGCCCCGAACGCCGCCGAACGCGAGGCAGCCGCAGAGCGCGCCCGCGAGCGCGCGGCGGAGCAGGCCGCGCAGGCTGAGGCCGACCGCCAGCTCGCCGCGATGTCACCCGAGGATCGCGCCGAGCTTGAGCGGCTGCGCGTGACCGCGCTCGAGCAGCAGGAGGCGCAGCGGTTGGCGCTCCACCGGCGCGGCGTCGAGCTCACGATCGAGTGGTCGCTGTGCGGCGCCTACGTGCCCGTCAACTTCGAGGGCGAGGTTCGCTGCATCGACGCCACGATCTGCCCGATGTGCGGCGTGCTGCTGCCGCGCCAGAACGGGCCGGACGGTCTGCCCGCCTGCCCGAATCGGCAGAGCGCGATCCGCGAGCGCAAGGCTGAGCAGGCCGTTGACGAGCGCGTGAAGCTGCTGACCGAGGGCACGGCGTTCTCGTGAAGCTCCACGCGATCGAGGCGACCCGCTCGACACGGTGCGGCATCTGCGAGGATCAGATCGTCGAGGGCGAGCTGATCGTGAACGTGGACGACGAGTGGGTCCACGCCGGCTGCGCCGACGAGGAAGGTCACGAGGTCGTGAGCTGATGGCGAACGAGACGAAGATCGAGTGGACGGAGGTCAGTTGGAACCCCGTGCATGGCTGCTCGAAGGTGTCGCCCGGCTGCGCCAACTGCTACGCCGAGACGCTGAGCCTGCGCTACGGACAGACCCCCGCGCCGTGGACGCCAGCCAACGCCGCCCGGAACGTGCTGCTGAAGCCTCACAAGCTGACCGAGCCGCTGCGCAAAGCCAAGCCCTTCGACGCGCCCCGGATGGTGTTCGTCAACAGCATGAGCGACCTGTTCCACGAGCTGATCCCCGACGACTACATAGCCAAGGTCTTCGCCGTGATGGCGCTCGCTCACCAGCACACGTTTCAGGTGCTCACGAAGCGCCCCGAGAGGATGCGCGACCTGCTGAAAAGCTGGCCGTTCGCACGGGAGGTCATGGAGCAGGTCCACGAGCTCGGGCGCGGCATCCCCAACGCTTTCATCATCGCCGACGTGGTGAACGACGGCTTCGACCAGCTCACGAATATCTGGCTCGGCACGTCGATCGAGAACCGCCGCTTTGTCCACCGCGCCGACCTGCTCCGCGAAACGCCGGCGCACATCAGGTTCATCAGCGCCGAGCCGCTGCTTGGCCCGCTGCTGCCCGACGCCGAATACATGACCGACGCCGAGCACGAGACGTACCCGGTGGGTGACGCGCCGGTCTTCGCGTGGCGGCCGTGGGAGGACGGCTACCAGGGGCGCGGGCTGGACCTCGAGCTGATCGACTGGCTGATCGTCGGCGGCGAGAGCGGCGCCGGCCACAGGCCGATGAAGTTGGAGTGGGTGCGCGCGCTGCGCGACTACTGCCGCGACGAGTGCTGGCAGGACACGGACGGCGCGACCGCGCTGTTCGTCAAGCAGCTCGGCGGCGCGCGCGCGGGCACGGCGCTCGACGACCTTCCGCCTGACCTGCGCGTGCGCGACATGCCCGAGCGCGCGGGCGTGGCGTCGTGAAGGTCTACGCACGCATCATCACCACCTGCGGGACCTTCCATGTTCCGTCGGGGGGGGGGCACCTGGCCGATCCGAGTGGGCCGAGGAGGTCTGGAAGATGATCGTGGACGAGCACGCCGTCGAGGCTTGCGGCTGCAACAGCATCGGCGGCCTGCCCGCGCCCGAGCCACTGTCAGGTGAAGTGGTGACGGAGCCCACGATCTTCGCGCCCGGTACTGTGCTGCGCGTGGTCGGTGTCGTCCTGTGAAGACTGTGCGCTACGGCGACGTGGTGGTGGACTTCGAGCCCGTCAAGCACGCTTACACCGTCCACACAGCCGCCGGCGTCGAGAGCTTCACGCTGCCGAGCGTCACGAAGATATTGGGCGTCATCGACAAGTCCGAGGCCCTGACGTGGTGGGCCTTCACGCGCACCGTCGAGGCGATGGTCGCCATGAACAACGACGGCGTGTTCTTCTCCACCGCCGAGGAGGCGGTCATGTACCTGGCCGAGAAGAAGGTCCGGCCGATCGACCTGCGCGACGAAGCCGCGCTGCGCGGCACGAACGTCCACGAGGCGCTGACGATGTACGCCGGCGACGACGGGCCGCCACCGTTCCACGAGCTGCCCGAGGTCGAGCGGCCTTTCCATCAGAGCCTTGCCGGTTGGGTCCTCGACACGCGCCCCGTGTTCCATTCGACGGAGGTCCCGATCATCAGCCTGGCGCACCGCTACGCCGGCACGTTCGACTATCTGCGGAGCTGCACCTGTGGCTGTGGTGGCCTCGTGCTCGGCGACGCGAAGACGAGCAAGGCGATCTACGACAGCGCCCACATTCAGGTCGCCGCCTACGCCGCCGCCTACCTCGAGCTGACCGGCTTCGCCGTCTGCCACACGGAGCTGCTGCACCTGCACGCCGACGGCACCCCCGGCGAAGTCGAGCGCGGCGTCGGCGAACTAGAGGACTTCCTGTCGGTCGCCGCGCTGCACGAACGGCTCGACCGCGTGGCGCTCGCCCGCAAGCAGCAGCGCAGGTCGTTCGTATGACCACGCTCGACGACTCGCAGCAGCCACCGCCGGCGCGCACGGTGGACATCAGGATCGACCCGATGTCGCTGATGACGGACCTGGCGCTCGACGCGCGTGGCCTCGACTCGGCGTCCGCGCGGCTGGGGCAGGCGATCAAGAAGTTCGAGGGCGTCACCGACGGCGAGCTCGGGCTGAAGCTGCAATGGGAGGCGGTCGTGGACGAGGCCATGTGCGCGATCGAGCGGGAAATGCTCGAGCACGCAGCCGACCCCGAGAACAAGCTGCCCGCGTCGCTGAAGGGCAGGCCGTCGCGGATCATGGAGGCCGAGGCCCGCATCCGGGCGAAGGAGCAGAACCCGAAAATGTGGGTTGAGTACGTCGAGCTGGAAGCCGAGATTCGAGCGCTTGAGAAGTGGATCAAGAGCAAGGAGCGGGCTGCCAGCCTGCGGCAGTCGATCCTCTCGGCGCAGAAGCGCGAGGCTGAACTGACGCCGTGAGCGTGCAGCGGGATTGGTCAGCGGCACGCGCGAAGGTGGACGAGAAGGGCCGGTGTCGCGCGTGCGGCCTCGACGTGTTCCAGCTCGCCGAGCTCGGCCGCTCTCTTGAGGCGGCGCACACCATCGGCCGCGTCCACGACGAGCCGCGCCCGGAGGTCAGCGAGACGATCCTGTGGGTGAACCCTGACCATGTGGTCGAGCTGTGCGGCCCGGCGACGAGCACCGACACCTGCCACGCCGCCTACGACGGCCACCGGCTCGACCTGCTGCCGCTGATGACCACGGACGAGCAGGTGGCCGCGGTGCGCTGCGCGGGCACGATCGCGGCGGCCGTGAAGCGCCTGAGCGGCGGCAAGACCATCGACCGGCTGCTCGCCGATCCCGAGCCGCCGGCGCCTGCGCCCGAAGACGACGGCGTGCCGTTCTGAGTTTCCCGACTTTACGTGCGGAAAGTCCGTTAACCCATAGTACGGATGATGGGTTATGGACTGGCCGGGCGTGTATGCTGCGCGGGCGAGTTCCCATCACCGACACACGGAGGGCAGGATGAACGACGACGAGCAGGTCCAGCCGATCGAGCGGCGCCCGGCGGGCACGCTCACCGTCCACCAGCTTCTTACGCTGGCCTTCGACAAGACCGAACTGCTGACGCAGCAGGGTCTTCGCTTGAAGCTCGACGAGTTCTCCAACTCGGGAGCGATCCTGAGCGCGGCTCGCAACCGCGAGTATGCCCTTGCCAAGACCGCGATCGAGGACGCAAAGATGCGCGTCGCTCGCGGACTGGCACGGTGCCACGGCATCCTGACGGACGCCGACTTGGAGGACCCGAAGGTGCTGAAGTCGGCGAAGCGCGCGCACGAAGACGCCAAGGAGGCGGCAGAGGAAGCCGCTCGCTCGTGACCAGCGAGAAGGCCGGCGTCGCGCTCGCCTACGTCGTGGTGGGCTGCATAGCGGCGCTGGCCGTCACGGCGACCATCGCCGGCTGTGTTCACCTGTGGAGCGCGATCGTATGAGCGAGCACACCACAGCCGTCGCCAGCACCGACCGCCCGACGGGCAGCGCCGTGATCGAGGTCATGGGCCCGCGGATCATCGTCAAGCCCGTGCCGCCGCCGCAGCGCGCGAGCGGCCTGCACCTGCCGGCGACCGTCCGCGAAGAGGAACGCCGCGCGATCGTGCTGGCCGTCGGCTCCCGCAAGGGCAAGCACGGCGAACAGTTGCCGCTCGACGTGGTGCCCGGCCAGATCGTCAGGTACGAGCACGGTGGGATGGTGCTCGAGGTCGATGGCGAGCCGCTGATGTTCCTGCCCATCGACGACATCTATGCGGTTGAGGTCCCCGAGCTGCCCGAGTAGTACGTCCGTCCAGAGGGGTTGTGGTTGGGCGTCGAGCGTGTCACCATGCTTGACATGACTACTTCCACGGATCACCACACAGCAGCTACCAGCATCGTCGTCGTGAAGGACTCGCACACGCTCAGCCCGCGTGAGTACACCGTGACCAGCCGCGAGGGCGAGAGCACAGCCGCCGAGCTGCCCTACCTGCTCACGGGCAAGCGCGGCGCCGAGTTCCTGCTGATGCGCCACCGCGACGACCCGACCATCCTGCACGCGCTCCCCGGCAACCTGCTACGCGGCAACGGCGAGTCGGCCCGACGCCTTGGCCGCTTCACCGACGCCGGCGGCGAGCTCCGCTCGATCGAGAACCGCTGATGCGATCGAAGACGCTGGAAGCTCTGCCCGACGGAGCCTACGTGCGCGTGCGCCTGAGCGGCAGTGGCGACGACTTGGAGACGGTGCGGCTGCTGCGTGTCGCCGATCCCACCGAAGACGAGATTCGATTCGGCCATGTGAGCAAGCGCGTCCACATTCGCCGGTTCCTCGTCGCCGGTTGGTTCGACACATGGGTCCTGCCAGCGGACGTGATCGAGGCGCCCGCCGAGCCGGTGCCCTCCACGCTCCGCGTCATCGCCTACATCGAGAGCGAGGTCGGCCCGAAGCCTCCTGACCGCAGGTTCGCTCGCGCTTGATCGGGGGACGGGGGGAGAGGGAAACACGGCGGGGCGCTGTAGGTCAGGCGCCCCGCTGCTGTTCTCATACGTTCGTCCAGAGCGCTTGAAGCCTGACCCCGCGAGTGTCACCATAGTTGACATGACCACTTCCACCCGAGAGGACCACACCATGAGCGCCACCGCTCCCGTCACCATCGAAGTGAAGAAGCTCGCCTGGCACCGCGACCGCAACGTCCCGCAGGGTCAGCGCGCCAACGGAAGCTACGACTGCACATGCGGCGCGACGATCGAGGACGTGCCGTTCGGCGGCGAGCAGACCCACACCTGCGCCGGCTGTGGCGCCACCTACGACGGGCAGGGCTGGCTCTTGAGCGCCGGCCGCGAGCAGCCGACCGACGAGCAGGTCCGCACGGAGGCAGTCCTGCGCGTGGATGCTCGCCACCGTGGCTGCATCCCGCCGGCGCCTGCCGAGCTGGCCGACGAGTACGACCGCGAAGCGCTGCACGTCGCCTCGCTCGCCCGTCAGTACCCGTGGGATGAGGTCGTGACGAAGCCGCCCGTGAAGCCGATGGACGCCAACGAGCTGTACTCGGGCCTGACGATTCGCCACGACGGCGAGTGGCGCACGATCGCCTCGACCGAGCGCATCCACCGCAGGGTCCGCGTGGTCTTCGAGGACGGCAGCGAGGCGCAGATGGCCGCCACGATGTCGGTTCGTGTTCGCTCGTGAGCGCCGTCGATATGGACGCCGCGCACACGCACTATCGGGGGCTGCTCGCGCGCCTTGAGGACGAGCGCGGGACAGCCACCGAGCCGCCGCTGCTGTGCGTGCGCTGCAAGCGCCTGACCGCCGAGTTCGGGGAGCTGTGCGAACCGTGCTGGGAGATTGGCCGCGACGAGCCGCCAGAGGATTACGACCCCGACGAGGCGAGCTGATGGCGGTCGAGACGATCAACGACGACCTGGCGTACTGCGTGAAGCTGCTCAGCGAAATGCACGGCCTCTCGCCGGCGCGCGTCGAGCTGAGCGTGCGCGAGGACGGGATCGTGGTCGCGCAGATCATGGCCGACCGCCTGCCGATCCCGCTCACGGGTATGGGCACCGATGCGCCCGAGGCCCTGCGCGAACTTGTCGTCGTCACGGAGGAGCAGATCAGGCGCGGCGCGCGGCGTCGCCGTCGGCGTCCGCGTGTACGCTCGGCCGATGCCGAGGGCCGATCGAGTGGAGCTGGCGCGCGCGCTCCGCGCCAAGGGGAAGACGAACGGTGAGATTGCGGCCATTCTGCGCGTCAGGCCGGGCACCGTGTCGAGCTACTTCAGCGACCCGACGCTCGACAAGCTCCGAGCCCGGAAGGCCAGCTACGCGGGTTCGTGCGTGGACTGTGGCAGCCCGACGGATGGCAACCTCGGGCGTGGACGTTCACCGCTTCGCTGTGCCAACTGCGCTTGTCTGTTCGCGCAGGCCGGGCGAGTGTGGACCCCCGACGCGATCCTCAACGCGCTGATCCGCTGGACGGCTGAACAGGGCGAGCCGCCGCGCGCGAGTCAGTGGCGGACCCGCAAGACGCTCGCCGCGCTGAAGCTCGTGAAGGACCCGAGCGAATGGCCTGTGACCTCGACGGTGCAGCGCGCGCACATCACATGGAACCTCGCGCTCTCAGCAGCAGGTCTTCGCACTTTGCGGCCGGGAGAATACCCGCGAGCCGCTGCTGCGTCTGCATAGTCTTGTACGCTGGCCCGGATGCCTCGCCGACCACCGCCGCGCACGTCCCGCGTTCAGGATCGCCACCGCAACCCGCGCCCTGTCCGTGTCCTCGATGACCTGTCGAGGCTGAAGCCGGGCGTCCGCATCCACGACGGCGGCCACCGCCACGTCCTGCGCGTGGACGACACGCTGCGCCGCAACGGCGAGCTGTGGGTCGAGCTCTCCAACCCCGTCACCGAAGAGAAGATGGGCGAGTTCCCCGTCGGCCCGATCAGCTCGTCCGAAGGTGGCGCCGGCGAGTGGTTCTACGTGGACAAGGCGTGGGCGGCGGCGTGAGCGGTGGAGGTTTGGGAGCAGCTCGACAACGAGAACGGCCGCGCCTTCGAGGCGTTCCTTGTGTACCGGGAAATGGGCCTTTCCCGCTCGCTGAAGAAGGTCGCCAACGTCATCGGCAGGTCGCGGTCGTGGACCGAGCGCATGGCGTCCTCGAACGAGTGGACGCTGCGAGCTCGTGCCTACGACCGGGAGGTCGATCGCATCCGGTTGGCGGCCAACGCGGAAGCGCAGGTGGAGATGATCCTGCGGCACGCGCGGCTCGGGCAGGAGGTCGTCGCGCTCGCGCACGATGCGCTGCGCCGGATCGACCCGGCGAGCTTGAAGCCGGGCGACGTGGTGCGGCTGCTCGAGCTGGGCGTGAAGACGGAGCGGCTGAGCAGGGGCGCGCCGACGGAGCATGTCGCCACGAGCGACGGCGACCCGATGTTCGACGAGGCGCACGGCGAGGACTTGGCTTCGGAGTTCCAGGGCTATCTAGCTGGGCTTGCAGCATCCGACGATCAGAGCGGCGATCCCGAACCTACGACGACGGAAGGCGGTAGCGATGCCGAGCAAGATGGGTGAGCTGACGGGCCTCGACCCGGAGACGGGCGACTGGCTGATGCGCAACGAGCAGGGCGCGATCGTGCGGGGGTTCCTGAGCGTGCGCGCGGGCGGCATGGTCGTGTTCGTGCCGGGCCTCGGGAAGTGGGAGCCTGAGCCCGACGACGCTGGCAACATCGCGCAGGAGCGCGTTCACGGCGCGCGCGGGCGCGACGCTGGCCGTCCGCCTGGCACGACGAAGCCGGTGGGCGAGAACGAGAACCCGGCCGACGCGCGTGCGGCCGACGCCGAGCGCCGGCGGCAAGAGCGCATCGAGGCGGGCGAGCGCGAGCAGGCCGAGCGCGAGACGCGCCGGCTCGCTGAGGAGCAGCGCGCGGCCGATCAGGAGCAGGCCAGCCGTGACGCCATCGCGGCAGCCGCCGGCGAGGCGCCTGCCGGTGATCCTGCCGGGGATGCTGACGGCGGCACCGACGATTCCGGCAGCGCGCCCGCGGCCAGCGTGCCGCCCGATGTCGCACAGACCGAGACGCGCCAGCAGGCAGCCGCCCGCCGCCGCGCCGAGCGTGCAGCAGCGGAGGGCGCCAGCTCGTGAGCTGGGCGTTCCCCTTCCCGATCGGGTTTGTCGCGCTCTACACGAAGGGCGACGGCGACGAGCGCCGGAAGTACACGCTGCCCGTCGTCGGCGCGGTGCGCCCGCTCGGCGACTTCCAAGGCGGCGCCGCTGACAGCGACCCGCGCTGGGGGACGATCCTCGTGCCTGCACCCGCAGCATCGCCCGACGCGGGCGACGTAGTGCCAGCCATCAGCGCCATGCACTTCGAGGATGGCTGGACTTTCCAGGGCATCGGTTACGCCGAAGCCGACGACGACGAGCAAGGAGGAAGTGATGGCGCGGCAGCAGCAGATGTCCCTACTCCCGGTCCCTGACGATTGGGAGTCCAACGACGCGGAGCTGAAGCTAGGCGGCGCGCTCGGGATGCACCCCGACATGCTCTCGCAGTTCAACCTCGGCGACCGGATCGAGATAACGGTCGTGGCTGTGATCGACAGCGCTGGCTTCAAGGAGAAGGAAGTGCAGGGCTTGGCGATCAACACCATCATGCGCGGCTCGAAGCTCGAAGCGGGCGGCCGGATCAGGCGCGCGGCGAAGGACACGAGCGTCTTCCATGACGTGCCGCACCCCGACTCGCTCGACGCCGTGCTCTCGGAGCAGAGCACCGTGGACGCGCTGGCCGACGCCGCGCTCGCTGGCGTCGAGGGGATCGACAGCGTGGAGGTCGAGACGAGCACCGGCACTCGCGCGCGGCGCACGCGCGCACCCAAAGCGGCGAAGGGCGAGACGCCGCCCGCTGAGCCACCAGCAGCCACGCAGCCGGCCGCGGCAGCGCCAGCGGCGGCAGGTGGTGGGGATGACGACCCGGAGCCGCTGACGGAGCTTCAGCAGGGCGCGTTGCGGATCATCGGCGCGGAGCCTGGCTGCGACCTCGATCAGTTCCAGAAGGCGCTTAGCGGCCTGAACGGCACGAGCTACGACGCGACGGAAGCGAAAGCGATCGTGGACCTGCTCATCCGTCGTGGCCTCGCTGTGCTGACCGAGCACAACGACTACGAGCTGAGCGCGTCCGGCGAGGCTGCCATCGTCGCCTGACCAAATCGTGAGCAGGGCCGTATTCCCTGCACGCGCCCGCCCGTGAGCACGCCGGGCGGGTAGTCAGGCCGCGCCCTCGTGGTGCGGCGAACCGAGGAAAGGAGCGGCACCGTCCGACTTCTATTCGCCGCGCTGATCGCGGCCTTCACCCCTGCGCACGCTGCCGGCGCGCACCATCACCATCATCACCAGGCAGCTCAGCACTACACCGTGGAATCCACCTGCTATGCGCAGTCGGGGACCACGGCGAGCGGCGAGCAGACGAGGCCCGGCATCGTGGCTGTGCTGCCGGGGTTCCTGCCGCTCGGCGCGTGGATCAGGCTCGATCGTCCGGCGTTCGGGCGGTCGGTCTATCAGGTCGAGGATCACATCGGGTCAGGGTCCGAACTGGACATCTACAACCCGAGCGAAGCCGCCTGCGACGAGTACGGCAGGCAGCGCAGGGGCTTCACGGTGATGCGCCGCTGACCGGCGCCGGTCAGATTTGACCGGGGCGCCCGGCCAGCGTGTCGGGCGCCCGGTAGATCATCCGTCCAGTAGGGTGTCACCCGCCTTGACAATCCCCCGCGAGGTTGCGATGCTGTACCCATGACCACTTCCATAAAGACACTCTCACTCGCCGCTCTCGCCACACTCGCAGGTGCTACAAACTACGGTGTAGCACCGGCAGCCGGCTGCAAGATCACGACCGTCACCGTCAAGCGCCCGAAGACGCACCGCGTCCACGGCAAGCTGAGGACGGTCTACCACCGCGTCCACGGCCACCGCGTCCCGGTCATGGTCGTGACCCACGTCAAGCACTTCGACTGCATCGGCACGACGCCGGCGGGCGCCACGCCTGCCGCCGCCGCACCGGCCGCGCCCGCTCACAAGCTCCGCGCGAAGCTCGACCCGTCGTTCACGCAGGACCCCTCGAACCCGCTGGCCGTGACCTACAGCTACGACGCCGGCGCGTTCGACGAACACGGCGCGCAGCCGCTCCCCGAAGGCGTGCTGACGCTCTACAGCGACGGCACGTTGGAGTGCAGCATCAACGTCGGCAACGGCGTCGAAGGCGGCACCTGCCCTGTCACCTACCAGGCGACCGGCGCGCACACCGTCGTCGTCACCTACTCGTCAGGTGAAACGACCGTCACCGAAACGAGCGTCGAGCAGATCGAACCGTTCACCACCACCACGACCGTCGAAGCGACCTACACGGCGCTGCCTGCTCCGAGCATCGAAGGCTACGACGGCGACGGCCACACATGGGCGCTCGCGGGCACGCTGACCGTGACCGCGCACACCACCGTCAACGGCCACCAGGCGCCCGGCGCGCCGGTCGTGACCGCCGGCGGCGTGCAGCTCGAAGGCAGCCTGAAGGTGACGGTCATCGCCACGCGCGGCAACTACGACGGGCAGCTCGGCGAGTTCGCCTACTACCCGCAGTCGGTGAACATCGCGCCCGCGACGGGCAACACGCTGGACCTGCCGATCGCCACCGTCGAAGCTGGCACCACGACCCTGACGGCCAGCTACGCCGGCGGCGCTGGCTACGCACCGTCGAGCGCCACCACACCGATCGCGTTCAGCATCCCCGCGTGGCAATGAGGATCGGCCGCGAGGAGATAGAGCGCGAGCTGATCGAGTTCGCGCAGACCTACCAGGGGCACGGCCACGGCGAGACGCCGCTCCGCCCGTTCGACGAGTTCGGGATCGAGCTCGACCATGTGATGTCGGAAGGTGCGAGGTTCGCCCGCACACGGATCGACCAGGGCGGCTACTTTGACACTGAGCGCTGGCACCGCGAAATGGCGGTGTGCTTCACGATCGGCCTTGGCGCTGGGCTACGACTCGGCCGCACGGCGGTCAGAAGGGGCATCACATGACCGACGAGCAGCAGAACGTGATCGACCTCGACGCCGATCCGCGGGCCCTCCCGGCGGTCGTCGAGGTCAACGAGTCGGCGTCGCCGATCCTCGCCGCCGTGAAGGTCATGGCCGTGAAGGACGACGACGACGAGCGCGCCGCGACGGAGCTGCTTGTGCAGATCAAGTCGCAGCTCTCGGCCGCCGAGCGCGCGCGGGTCCGGCTCGTGAAGCCGATCAAGGACCACGCCAAAATGATCGACGAGGAGTTCAAGGCCACGAAGGGACCGCTCGAAGAGGCCGAGGGCGTCCTGAAGGACCGCATCCTGGCGTACCGGCGGCAGGTCGAGCGGGAACGGCAGGAGGAGATTCAGCGCCAGCTCGCCGAGCAGCGCGAGCGCGAGGAACAGGAGCAGCGCGATCGTGAAGCTGCCGCTGAGGCCGAGCGCGTGCGGCTGGCCGCCGAGGCGGCAGAGCTGCACGGCATCATGGTCGGGCTGAGCGACGACGAGCTTCAGCAGATCGTGACCGGCGGGCGCGAGGACGAACGGCCCGTCGCCGCGCGCGTGCTCGCCGAGCGCCGCGCCGCGAGCGTCGCTGACGGGCAGGCACAGCTCGACGTGGGCGCCGCTGAGGCGGTGGCGCCCGAGGATGTGACCGACGCCGGCCTCGAGCACATCGCGCAGGCCGAGGCCGCCACGCCACCGCCCGTGCCCGCGCCGCTGGACCTGCCCGCTGCGCGCCCGAGCGTCACGCGCACGGAGAGCGGCAGCGCGCACACCCGCAAGCGCTGGAAGTTCGAGGTCACGGACGCGATGCAGGTCCCCCGGCAATACCTGATGGTGGACGACCGGCTGCTGCGCGCCGCCGTGAGCGACGGCGAGCGCGAGATTCCCGGCGTCCGCATCTACGCCGAGGACGACCTTGCGGTGCGCGCGCGATGATGAGCAAGGTCATCGGCGAGCGCGTCCGTGAGCAGCGCCGGCGCGCCGGGCTGACGCAGGCCGAGCTCGGGGAAGCGCTGGGCCTCAGTCGCACAGCCGTTACGAACATCGAGGCTGGCAAGCAGGCCATCACCGTCGAGGCGCTGATCGGCGTCGCGCGGCGCGTGCGGTGCGACTTGGCCGACCTGCTTCCGATGACCGTGCAGGAGCAGCGCCATCCCCTCGTGCTGGGCGTCGAACTGTCCGAGGCCCTGCCGGACGGCTGGCAGCCGCAGGGCGTGATCGTGCTCGTGCGCGCGATCGACGCTGACGGCCGCCGCCGGATCACGCACTTGGAGGGCGGCGACGTGATGCTGTGGGAGGGCAAGAGCATGATCGACTTGGCCGCCCGCGACTTCGGCTCGCGCCTCGATGCGCTGAACGAGTGCGTCGAGCATGGGCCGATCGCATGAGCGTCACCGCGACCGACCTGTTCTGCGGCGCCGGCGGCTCGAGCTTGGGCTTCGAGCTGGCGGGCGGCACGCTGCGCCTTGGCCTGAACCACTGGCAGCGCGCGATCGAAACGCACAGCGAGAACTTCCAGCACGCCGACCACGAGTGCGAGGACATCGCCAGCCTGACCACGAACCGCATCAGGCGCTACCCCGACAGCGACATCCTGCTCGCCTCGCCCGAGTGTACGAATCACAGCTTGGCGAAGGGCGCGCGCCGCCAGAAGCCGCAGCGGTCGTCGCTGTTCGACGACGGGCCCGCGGGCGACGACGAGCAGGAACGCTCGCGCGCGACGATGTGGGACGTGGTGCGCTTCGCTGAGCAGAAGCGGTTGAAGGGCAGGCCCTACAAGGCGATCGTCGTGGAGAACGTCGTGGACGCCTACAAGTGGGGCTATGGCGACGACGGCGGGCTGTTCCAGGCGTGGCTTCAGGCGATGCTCGCGCTCGGCTACACCCACGAAATCGTGTGGCTCAACTCGATGTTCTGCCCGCCGACGCCGCAGTCGCGTGACCGCATGTACGTGGTGTTCTGGCTGCGCACGCTGCGCGCGCCGAACCTCGACTTCGAGCCGATCGCGTGGTGCCCGAGCTGCGAGACGGTCGTCCACGGCCGCCAGCGGTGGAAGCGCGTGGACCGCCCGCGCTGGGGACGCTACGGCGTGCAGTACCTCTACGCCTGCCCGACGTGCAAGGGGACGGTGCTGCCGGGCGCAGCGCCGGCGGCCAGCATCATCGACCGGACGCTGCCCATCGAACGGATCGGCGACCGCAAGCCGACGAAGTGCCGCAAGTGCGGGCAGCATCACCCGCTCGCCTGCAACACGCGCGACCGGATCGGGCGCGGCCTGACGAGGCTGGAATCGGAGCCGTTCGCCATCCGGCTCTTGCAGGGCGGCCAGCCGAAGCCGCTGACGCTGCCGATCGTCACGCTCACGCAGCGGCACGACATGGCGATGGTGATGCCGGTGGCGGGCAACACCTACGAGCGCACGCCGGGGAACCGCGCGCGAGACTCCCGCCGGCAGCCGCTCGACACGATTCACGGCACGCTCGATCGAGCGATGGTCGTCCCGCCGATGGGCGCCGTCGAGCTCCGCCCGGCCGCCACGGCGCCGGCGCCGACTCAGACGACGACCACGCGCGCCGCGATCGTCACGGGCGCGCCGGCGATGACCTACTGCTCGGAGTGCGCGACCTACGATCCGCGCGGCGCGGCGCCTGGCCCGTGGCACAGTCCTCATTGCTCGATGTACGAGGACCCCGCGCTCGTCATGGGGAACCGGATGCACGGCGTCCCGCGCTCCGCTCACGACGAGCCATCGCAGACCGCTTGCACGGGCGAGACGTTGGCCGTCGTCGAGCTTCAGAACAACGGCGGCGCCCGGCACCCCGAGGACCCCGTTCACACGATGCGCGCCGGCGGCTATCACCACGCCGTCGTGCTCGCCAACTACTCGCCCGGCTGGGCGCGCCGCGCCGACGACGAGGCGATGGGCAGCGTCACCACGAAGGACGGCCACGCGCTGATCGTGCCCTACGACCGCACAGGCGTCGCGGGGATCGCCGACCGCGAACCCGTGCAGACGTTGACGACCCGCGACCGCGCTGCCGTCGTCTGGACGGAGGCAGCGATCGACGACTGCGGCTTTCGCATGTTCGCGCTGCACGAGATAGCCGGCGCGATGGTCATGGCCGACCACACCGACGGGTCCGAGTATCAGGTGCTCGGCAACAAGCGCGAACGGATGGCGCAGTACGGCAACGCCGTGACGCCGCCGGTCATGGCCGCGATCGTGGAGCGCCTGCTGCCGATCCTCGACGAGCGATGATCTTCAAGCCCGAGCTCGCCGCGCTCGTCGTCGCCGGCGAGAAGACCGTCACCCGCCGCCTGTGCAGCGACAACCCCCGGTCGCCGTGGTGGCGGGAGCGCTGCACCTATCAGCCCGGCAAGGTCTTCACTGTGAATCCTGGCCGCGGCGTGACGCGAATAGGTGAAGCGCGCGTGACCTCGTGCCGCCGGATGCCGCTCGGACGCCTGTCGTTCTCCGAGGCCCGCAAGGAGGGCTTCTCCGACCCTCGTCAGTTCATGGCCGCGTTCGCTGGGATCAACGGCGAGTACGACCCCGAGCTGATGGTGTGGCGCGTAGAGTTCGTCGCGCTGTGAGCGAGTGGGAGATTCTTCAGGGCAGCGTCTTCGCGCGCCTGGCTGAACTGGACGACGGGATCGCGCAATGCTGCATCACGAGCCCGCCCTACTTCGGGCTGCGCGACTACGGCACCGCTGAGTGGGAGGGCGGCGACCCCGCGTGCTCGCACCGCGTCGGCGGCGCCGTGGAAGATCAGAAGGCGCCGCGCCGGCACCGCATCACGGGCGTCAGGCCGATGAAGGATTCGAGCACCTGCGGCCTGTGCGGCGCCATCAGGATCGACGAGCAGATCGGCCTCGAGCGCACCCCTGACCTGTACGCCGAGAAGATGGTCGCCGTCTTCCAGCAGGTCAGGCGCGTGCTGCGCGACGACGGCGTGGTGTGGCTGAACCTTGGCGACAGCTACAACGCCTACAACGGCAACAGCGGGCCGGGCAGCGGCATCGACGGGCCTGGCCGCGCGCGGAACACGCAGCGCCCGGCGCTCGCCACCGGCCACGGCCTGCGCGTGGGCAGCTTGAAGCCGAAGGACTTGCTCGGCATCCCGTGGCTTGTCGCGTTCGCGCTGCGTGAAGACGGTTGGTATCTCCGCAAGGACATCATCTGGCACAAGCCGAACCCGATGCCCGAGAGCGTGATCGACCGGCCGACCAGCGCGCACGAGCACGTTTTCCTGCTCGCCAAGAGCGACCGCTACTACTACGACGCGGAGGCGATCAGCGAGGAGGCGACCTACGGCGAGCCGAACAGCCCGCAGTCGATCAAGTCGCCCTATGGTCAGGGCTTCACCGAACGCGCTGAGCGCGGCGAGAGCGCGCCTGCCAGCCGCCGGCGGAACAAGCGCGACGTGTGGACCGTGGCGACGAGGCCCTACCCGGACGCGCACTTTGCGACGTTCCCCGAGGAGCTGATCGTGCCGATGGTGCTGGCGGGCAGCGCCCCGCAGGCGTGCTCGAGCTGTGGCGCGCCGTGGACGCGCGTCGTCGAGCGCAAGGACGAAGGCTGGAACGGCTCGCGCTACGGCAAGCGGAAGGTCGAGAGCAACGGCGGCGTGCAGACGGGCGGCACGGAGCGCTCGACGCTCGGCAGCTCCAACGGGACCGGCACCGCGCAGGCCGAGACGACGGGCTGGAAGCCGACCTGCTCACATGCTGACGGGGGGGGGCGCTCGTTGGTGATAGACCCCTTCGCGGGCAGCGGGACGACGCTCGGCGTTGCCGTCGCTCACGGCCGCGATGCGCTCGGCGTGGAGCTGAACCCGGAGTACGTCGAGCTCGTGCGCAGGCGCATGTCGGGTGTCACCGCGCCGCTGTTCGCCGGCCTGTAGGGGGAGGATAAAATCCTCCCTGTAAGCGAGGTTGACACGGTTGCGTCATCCGGCCAGCGTGGGATAATGCTTGCATGGTCAGAGTGGCGGACGATGGCGATGGGCAGCAGGGCAAGGACGCGCCGGCGCCGAGCAGTCCGCCCGCTGTAGAGGTTCAGCGCGGCACGCGCCCGAACGAGAAGCGCCCGCTGCCGGGCACGCCGCCACCTGGCGCGCAGGAACGCCGGAAGTGAGCGACGCGGAGGTCGCAGAGCAGGTCTTGAGCGAGCACGAGCGGACGGTGCTGCGCCATCTGCGCCGGCGCGGCGTGGACTCGACGCTCAGCCTCTACCGCCAGTACAAGGACCGGGGGTCGCTCGAAAACGCTGTGCGCAGGATGGCTGAGAAGGTCGCCATCGCACGGAACCGTCCGACGGCCGACATCGGGGAGCGTGATCTTGCGGACGTGCTCGCCGATATGACGGGGATGCCCGTCTCGCAGGTGTTGTCGGCGGGCCTCGGGAGAATGAGCGGCGCTGCTGCGCCGGCCTCGACTCCTCCCGTCACCGGCGCGGCAGCACCTTCGCCATCTTCGCCGCCGGCGCTGCCCGCACCTGCACGGCCCGCTGACCCGGACCCGCAACCTGCGGACGATTCACCACCGGCAGGGTTCAAGCGCTTCGAGCCGAGCACTCGCCGCCACGGCGCGAACACCGCGAGCGCCGACCGGCGCCGCCGGATCGTGGAGCTGCTGAGCGAGAAGCCGCGCAGCGTGAAGCTGCTCGAGCATGAGCTTGGCTGCGCGCCGCATCAGGTCGCGCACGACCTCCAAGTCCTGAAGGGTGAAGGTAAGGTTGAGCCTACGGAGCGCAGCGCGCACGACTGGCCGGGCGCGAACCGCAGCGCGAAGGCGTCCAAGCTCTACCGCATCCCCGTGGCCGTGGAGTACGGGCTAGACACCGGCGCCACACCGACGCAGGCCGTCCCGATCGACGACACTTCCGATTCTGGCGCCTCAGATGAGGGCGCAAATGAGGAAGCGTCCTCACAACCCGACTGCACGGGCGCGGTGTCCGAGGCCCTGAACGGCAAGCCGATCTTCACCCCGGAGGGCTTGGCGTCGCTGACACCTGCCGGCGTGGAGCTGGACGACAGCGACGCCGCGCGCGCCGCTCGCCAAGCTGCGCCCCCCCCCCTGACCGACGACGCGCTCGACGAGCAGGACCGCGACCGCTACGTGGACCTGCTGTTCAAGCTCGCGGAGGACAACCCGGAGCACCCTCACCTGTTCGATCGGCTAGAGCGCGTGCTGCATGTGCGCGGCGTCGGCCCTGTCGAGCAGGCAGTCCGTGACCGGCTCGATGCAGGCCAGTGAGGTCAAGGCCGCTATCCACCGCCGCCACGGCTGCGACAGCTCGTCCGGCCAGTGGGTTTGCGTGGACGAGGCGTTCAGCGGCTACAGCGCCGCCACCGGCGGGATCGACACGCTGGCGATCGGCGTGTGGCGCACAGCGAAAGCACCTGGCCTCTCGGGCGCTGGCCGTGTCGTGCGCAACGCGATCGTGGCGTATGAGGTCAAGGTCAGCCGCTCAGACCTGCGCCGCGAGCTGTATGGCTACCAGCCCGGCGAGGGCGCAAGCTACCGCAGCCGACCCGTCCCGAAGTGGCCGGGCAAGGCGCTGTGGGCGCTCGCGCACAGCCACTACTTCCTGTTCGCCGTCCCCGCGGGGCTGCTCAAGCCCGACGAGCTCGACCGCCGCGAGCCGACCGACGACCGCCGCCTGTACGTCCCGCCCGAGTGCGGGCTACTCGAGGTCGATGGCGGCGGCTGCAAGATCAGGGTCGAAGCGGAGCCACGCCACCACCCGACACCGTTCACGGCCCACCAATCGGCGGAGCTGATCCGCCACGCGATCGACCCGTCCAAGGAGCGGCAGCTACGCGCGCAGCTCGGCCACGTCGAACAGAGCAACTTCGCCTACATGGCCGTCGTCGCAGCGGTGGACGCCACGATGCGCGACCGCGGCCACGGCGAACAGGAGAGCGGTGCCATCGCGCACGCAGTCATGCGCAAGCTACGCGAGCGGACGTGACCGGGCAGCTCTCGCTCGACGCCGGCCACGAGCTGCCGCGCGCCGACTTCAGCCCTTGCCGCCGCTACCGCTACGCGCTGCGCCGCACATGGGGCGACGGCAAGCCCGTGGTGTTCGTCGGCCTGAACCCCTCCACAGCCGACGAGACACAGGACGACCCGACGATCCGCCGCTGCATCAGGTTCGCCCGCGATTGGGGCTATCCCGGCCTCGTCATGGCGAACCTGTACGCCTGGCGCTCCACTGACCCCGGCCAGCTCCGCAAGGTCGAGGACCCGATTGGCCCGGACGCCGACGTGTGGCTCGCCCGCCTGGCCGCAGAAGCCGGCATCGTCGTGTGCGCGTGGGGCACGAACGCGGACAACTACCGCGCGGAGCGCGCCGCCGCAATTTTGCAGGGCGACCCACCGCGGGCCCTGCACGTCCTCGGCCTGAGCAAGCACGGCGCACCCCTACACCCGCTCTACCAGCCCGCGCGCCTCACACCGCAACCGTGGACGCCAGAATGAGCGAAGGGTCAGACAACACCCGCCAGCTCGTCACAGCCGAAGCGAACCGCGTGGCCGCGCTACAGGCCAAAGACATCGCGGACCAGCTCGGGGACCACCGCCTACGCCGCGCCACCGGCCTCGCGCTCGCAGAACTACGACGCAAGGCGCCAACCAACCTGATCGCGCACGCAGCCGCCGTCCACCGCACAGACGCAGGCGTGCCGATGGTCGCGCAGCGTCATCATCGTGAGTGGGCGCGCATCTTGCAGGACAGCACGGCGTACCCGTTCGTCTACATCGTGGCGCCGCCTGGCTACGCGAAGTCGAGCTGGGGGTCGTGGGTCTATCCGACGTGGCGGCTGGGGAGCTCGCACGGCAAAGTCCGGCTGGGGCTGATCGGCAACACGTACACGCTCGCCAGCGGCTTCAGCGGCGCGGTGTGGGACACGATCCAGTCGCCCGAGTTCCAAGCGATCTACCCCGACGTGCGCCTCGACTTCAAGCGCGGCGCTGCTCGGGATCAGTTCTACGTGACGGGCGCGCCAGCAGGCCCGAACCCGTCTGTGCTCGCCAGCGGCATCGGCGGCCCGATCGTGGGCAAGCGCTTCGACGAGATCGTGGTCGATGACCCGTTGACGTGGAAGGACGCGCGCAGCGAGACGGTCATGCGCGGCATCCGGCATTGGGTGAAGACGACGCTCGTCAAGCGGCTCCCGCCGGCGGGGCAGCCACCGGAAGGCTTCGGTCGCATCGTGGTCATCGGGACGCGGTGGAGTCAGAACGACCTCGTGCCGCTGTTCCAAGACCTCGGGTTCAAGATCGTGACGATGCCCGCGCTGGGCTATTGGGACCGGAGCGTGGTGTGCGGCGACTGCTACGAGCCACGGCCCGACGCGCGCGCCGGCCACGATGCGCCGCCGTGCCCGGCGTGTGGTGGCGTGCAGCAGCCGATCTTGCAGTACGGGACCGAGCCGCTGTGGCCGGCGGTCGAGAGCCGCGAGAACCTTGAAGCTCAGCGCCGCGACGACGAACTGATCTTCGAGCTCGTCAAGCAGGGCAACCCGAAGGTGCTGGCCGGGGACACGTTCAGCGGCGACTACTTCCAGCGCGCGCCGATGCCGGACCTGGCGTCGTTCGACATGGTGGTGCAGGGCGTGGACACCGCGAGCGGGAAGAACAGGCTCGCCGGCGACTACTTCGCGCACGTCACGATGGGCGTCAAGGGCGCCGACGAGTGGGTGCTGCACGTCTACCGCGACCGGATCGCGGCGCCGCAGCAGCAGGCCAAGATCGTCGAGCTGTACGAGATGTTCAAGGACGCCGGCCGCACGCCGGACCTCATCAACGTGGAGGACGCGAACGAGGGCACGGCCGTCGTGCAGCACCTTGAACAGACCACGCGCCTGCCGCTGCACTTGGAGACACCGGAGGGCGACAAGGAGTTCCGGGCGATCCCGCTGAGCAACGCCTACCGTGCGCGCCGTGTGATCCACGCCGACACCGATGTTCACGGGCGCCCCGCGAAGTGGCTGATGGGCTTCGAGGCCGAGCTTGAAGCGTTCCCCGACCCGACCGTCCACGACGATCAGGTCGATGCTGCTGTTCACGCCTACGCCAAGCTGATCGGCAGCGTCCCGCGCGTGCGCGTGCTCGGGTAGGCGCTGTTTCCGAGTTTCTAGGAACTAGGAAACTGTCGAGCGGGCCTGTAAACTCGCCTGACATGGTGAAGCTGAGGGACATCGCCGTCACCTGCAACCACGATCGCGCGCCGCGTGGCCTGTGGTGCTCGAGGCCGCGTGGTCACGATGGGCCGTGCGCGTGCAGGTGCGAGTGGTGGAACCTGCCCGGCCAGTGGCGTGAAGCTCAGACCGGCACGTCGCGGCTGAACATCGACAAGGCCGCGCTGTGGCTCTGTGGCTTCGCTGTGCTGGCGCTCGGGCTGCTGCTCGGGTTCATCATCGGCGTGCTGGCCGTGGCGTGAAGCTCCGCTACCCGTTCGTCGAACCGCCGTTCGAGTGCGAGCACCACCGGCACGCTGACGGGAGCCTGACCGCGTTCGGCGCGCGCTTTCAACGAGGGCTGACGCACTACATCCTCGACAACGGCTACACGGTGAGCGTCCGCAACAACGAGCCGCTGATCGACGTGCCGACGTGGGAGCTGATCGTGTGGCCGACCGACAAGGGCCTCGGCCCGATGTCGCAGCATCAGATCGGTGGGACGCACTACTACGACGACCCGGTGTCGCCGCTGATCGAGCGGAACCGCATCGCTGGCTGGCCGTCGGCTCGGCCGCTCTCTGATGCCGAGCTCGCACATCTGCGCGCCGAGTTCGAGCGGCCATATCGCTGATGCTGTTGACGATCGTCATGGACCGGAAGACCGGCGTCGAGGGCCGACCTGCTCGCCTCGAGGATGCCGCCGAGTTGATCGCGCGCTTCGCTCGGCGATCCGAGCGCGTGATGACCGGCGCATGGCTCGTCGAGACGAGCGAGGGCATCAACGACTGGACGACACGCTTGCAGACCGTGTGCGAGGGCGACGATCGGCTGCTCGTCGCGGAGCTGCGCAGCTACGTCGGCGGGATGCTGCCGGCGGGCCTGTGGCCGTGGATCAACACGCGCACGATGACGCTGCTGACCGATGGCCGCTGAGATACCGCACGCGACCGCTCGGACGGTCATGCGCAAGCACCGCGACCACGACGGCGCTGTGCGCGCGATCCACCGGCAGACGGCGCTCTGTGTGCTCGCTGTGACCCGTGGTGGTGGCGCGATGGTCAAGCTCGAGCGCCGCCACGCGAAGCCCGGCAGGACAGCCGTGCGCGTGATGAAGGCGTGGAATCAGATGCTCAACGATGCTGAAGCCCGGCACGAGGCGTTCTGGACTGCCTACGACGCCGAGCACGACGAGCTGACGCCTGACGAGCTGGCGGCGGTGGCATGACCGACGACGAGCGGCAGCAGCTCGTGGACGAGTTCGAGGCTGCGCGCGCGCCCGGCTTGCGGATCGCCGACGCGGCGGCCACATTCAAGGCGAGGACGGCTGACCTCGAATGGTCGCTGAGCATGACGGACCCTGCGACCGCCGGCGAGCGACAGCAGGGCGTGGGCTTCAACCAGGGCTACGCCGATCGTCGGCTTGAGCAGGACTGCCGGGCGTGGCGTGAAGCGCGCGATGGGCTTCAGTATGCGATCGAGAACGGTGGCGATCGTGTGAGGCCGCCGGTGCCGAAGCGGCCGGCGAGCGACCCGCTGACGACGCTCCCGTAGTCTGCTCGTATACGAGCCGTATACGCATTGCATACATAATGAGTGCAGCCGCCGGACGGCCTTGTAATGTCGCTTGACAGTGGACGCGCTGCTCGACAAGCCACCGATCGAGATTCTGCCGCTTGGCGAGCGTCCGCAGCCGCGCACGAACGAGATAACGGAGTGGTGCCCGACGTGCCTTGAGCGGGTCGTGCCGATGCGCAACGGGTCGTGTGGATGGTGCGACACGCCGCTCGAAGAAGGCGCGGAGCCCGATACAAGCGTGCTTGTACCTGCGCCTGTTTCCGAGTTGCGTAACTTGGAAACTCTCGAAGATACGAAGGTCGAGGGGGGGGGGG